GCCTGTGGCGCAAGCCATTATTGAAAACGTTTTTAAAGCTTGTGGTTGGGCTTATACGGATTATTTTTGCGAAACAGACAAATTGATAATTGATGGTCAATTAAGATTATTTGAAAAAGAATGGGATAGTCGATGTTGGATAAATCCGCCCTATGGCCGAGAGATAGGCAAGTGGATGAAAAAAGCTTATGAGACAGCATTACAAGGACATCTTGTAGTTTGTCTTGTCCCTGCTCGGACAGACACAAAGTGGTGGCAGAGATATGCAAGCAAGGGAGATATATGGTTTGTTCCAGGGCGATTAAAATTTGGCGGCAGTAAAAATAGCGCTCCATTTCCCTCTGCCGTTGTGGTGTTTAGGCCGTCCGTGCTAACATATAACCAGCCAGTCCAGCCGATCGATAACGGCGGCTGACTTAATCGTTATCTGTAAGAGGAGGCTATATATGAAAATAATACGCAATACATACCCAGTACACGAAAATTGCCCTCATGCAGAGGTAGGAGATATAGTAGAGTGGGAACTCTCAAAAGGGGCGTACCGATTAATTCGCAAGAAAGATCGTGCTTGTGTATTTGCAACAGCACCTGTTAATTCCGAGGGCAGATTATATTCAAATAAAAAATTTCCACAATTAACAGGCATAATTGCACAAGTGAAATCAAAGGGATGGGTAATGGAAATTAGATAACCAGCCGCTTGAGCCGACTCGAAAAGCCGAGCGGCTCAGCTAATCGTTAGCCCTAAAGGAGGATAAATCATGAAAAAGACAATTACTTATTTAGGTAAGGAAGAACTTAAAGTGCACAAATGTCCTAAATGTGGGAATGATACCGATGGAGTGTATTCGGAGGGCGGCGTTAAGTGGGCGATATGTGATGATTGTATGTGCCGGGAAGAGAGGGAAGCAGAAAGACGCTATGAATACGGCATATGGTATAATGACAATTTAAGTATCTAACCAGCCGCTTGAGCCGACTCGAAAAACCGGGCGGCTCAGCTAATCGTTAGCGGGTGGGAAGTGGAAAATACTCCATGTCGAATAAATACGGTCGGGTGGTACAGCGAACCTCGAAAGAGGCGGGGACGGCATGGCCCGCTAACAAACAAATTAACTCTGACGTGTAGGGTCGGCTTGTCGGTAAGAGTCGATAATTGCCAGGGGATGACGGGCGGGAGTGCTCTTTTAAGGGGTGTGCAAACCCTACACGCAGGTTATTAGAACGTTATCTGCAAGGAGAAATTAACAATGCTTGATGGAACTTATTTTTTTGAATGTGCTTGTTATTCCGATGAACATATCCTGAAATTTGTATATGACAGAGAAGATCGAGAAATTTATGCAAGTATATTTCTAAATGATTGGCGGAAATGGTACAAAAGGCTTTGGATAGCTATAAAATACTTATTTGGATATAAGTGTAAATATGGACATTGGGATACATGGTTGATGCGCGAAGAAGATTTAGACAAATTTATACTTTTATTCACCACCATGAAAAAAGATTTTCAAAAAGCAGATAACAATAAAATTAACTCTGACAAGAAAAGCCAAGCCGTTTTAAAATGAGCGTTATTTTTATAGTGGCTTTTCTTGTAGGTTATTTGGATGTTGGGAGGCTAAGAGAATGAAAGTTAAATATGAGAAATATAGAGAATTAATAAATAATGATGCAAGATGGTTAGTTGATAATACCAAGAACAGCTTAGAAAGAAAGCACATCTTGAAAGTATTATGGGACTCAATCGGTTGCTACTACCCAAGTGCCTCCCAACCAGTCGTTGAAGCGGATGCTATGATGCCGTGTGCTTTATGTGGGCAAAATTGTGTTACCGTTAAACGATGGGTATGTGATAAATGCGCCAATCGCACCGCTGACTAAACCGTAACAAGTGCTTAATATAGTAAAAGGAAATATGTACTCATTTTTGACTCACACATGGAATACCGTAAAAGGTAAATGTCCTCACGATTGCACGTATTGCTATATGAAACGGTGGGGAGAACAAAAACCGGTTCGACTCGATGAATTAGAACTTAAAACCGATCTAGGCGAGAGCAATTACATATTCGTTGGGTCATCCTGTGATATGTGGGCCGATAAAATACCTAAAGCATGGATAGATCGCACACTAAATGTATGTGACCGTTTTAAAAATAAATATCTTTTTCAATCGAAAAATCCAGCCCGATTCAATGCTTATGCTGAATATCTGCCAAGTAAAAGTGTTATTGGTACAACGATTGAAACCAACCGTTATTATCCAGAAATGGGGCATGCGCCAAAAACAATAGATCGTTTTGAGCAAATGGCTGTCATTCGAGGCTGTGGTTTTCCTCTTGCTCTAATGGTCACAATAGAACCCATCATGGACTTTGATATAAAATCAATGGTTAAATGGATTGCGGATATAGAACCCGAATGGGTAAATATCGGAGCTAATACAAATCATAAGGTCAAATTGTGTGAGCCAGAACTAAAAAAAGTGCAAGAACTGATATTTGAGCTTAAAAAAATTACCAAAGTCAAAATTAAGAAAAATCTCAATCGACTATGGCATAACAAGCCGCTTGAGCCGACTCGAAAAACCGGGCGACTTAACTTATCGTTATAAAACTACTAAAGGAGTAAATATTATGATTATACCAGAAAAGGAAATAAGAGAAATTATAAAAATTTTGTCAGAAGAACGAGAGATAAAAGAAATCGAGTATGACGATATAAAAAATCAAATACATATTAAAGTTGTTAAACAACATATCTCGGTTTTATAACAAGCCGCAGATTCCTGTTTATTAACACTGTTATATTTTGGAGGAAATTGAATGATTATAGAAAAAATAAAAGCAATAAAGCCTGAATATATGGGTAGTTGTGGGCCAGCCGAAGTCATATCTCTGGGAATTAAATCTGGAGACATGTCTATTATTTTCGGAGAATTTTACCTGGGGCCCCACATGATGGAATCACATGGTAAGTTGTATGATAACATGGTTAAATTGATCGATCATATTGTAAATTGTACGAAAAAATATAACCAGGCGCTGGAGCGGACGCCAAAAACTGCGCCGTTCAGCTAAATCGTTATATTTCTTGAGGAGGTAGCAAGATGCAAATCAGAGGTATTTGTAAAGAGTGTGGAGAGGAGTTTTTTGTAGATAGTGAAAATTGTGGCACAGATGAATCTTTATGTGAAGAATGCGCTAATTGGCTTTTGGATATGGAAGAAGATATACAACCAACTACTGGAGGTAATATGAAAAACAAATATCGGTTATTGGCTAATAAATGGAAAGACCAAGCAGATAAATCACACAACACCTCCGAACAAGCGTGGTTATATGCTTGTGCGGCAGACTTAGAGTCATTAATTAACAAACAATCTAGCAAGCCGCTTGAGCCGACTCGAAAAGCCGAGCGGCTCAGCTAATCGTTAGGAGGCTTAGATGCAAGTACATATTTTAATGTTTGAAGACAATATTGAAAGAGCTTCAATAGATGGCCGCAAAATGCAAGAGCTGGCAGATGAAATGAATGGAGGGTCGCCTGGTTTTGAGATAGTTGGCCCTTATAATGTCGTATCTGTAGAACTCGAAGACGCCACCCTAACCAGCGCCATGCACTCGGACGGCGAAGGTCGGTGCGTTCATCCAAAGGGTTACATTAAATCAGTTCGTATTTGTGGCTTATGTGGAGAGCAGGTATAGGTTCGCTATCAGTGAGCTAATCGTTAGGTGACTTATGAATAAAAAATATAAAGTTGAGGTTAAAACCGAAAGAAACGGAAAAGATATTTATCTATCTGTAACCCATAATGGGTATCAGTGGGCATCTATTGCTATAAAAGAGCCAGAGATTGAAATACCACTTATTATCTCTGCGCTTCGCCATTATCTAACCAGCATCATGCACTCGGACGGCGAAGGTCGGTGCAATTGTCCTATTCAAGGACTCACAGTATTTCATAAACCAGAATGTGAATATTATGAATAATTTCGTTATACCCCTAAGAAACTGGTGTTTTGAGTAGTACAAATGGAGTCTGTGAGCTTAATTTGATGGCGTGAGGATTAACTCCACTCACAGGGTACGAGCATGGGGCAGAGGCCATGCAAATCACACCTTAGCTATAATGAACATAAATCCAGGTGAGGGGTGTAACAAACCATTGTAAGGAAAACAATGCCCGTATATAGTTTCATCTGTGAAACATGCGGCCATGCAGGTCAAGCATGGAGATCGGAAGAACAAGGACCTCCCCGTTTCTGTAGCCGAGCATGTCAGAAAAAAAGCGGCCATCCCATCAGTCGAAAAGGCCGCACCAAAGTCCGAAGGATTACACCAGACATACACAATAGAATTTTCGAGGTCTATAATCATGATGTCGGTCATGGACGCGTTAAAGCCCTGGCCTTAGAACTGGGTATTTCTGACGCAAGGATATCCAAGTATGCCCATTCTCAAGGATGGAGCACTCGACACAACAAAAAATCCGAAAGGAAAAACGCTCGCGAAAAGCGAGCGTTTGCGGCATTGCATTGTAGAAGATACAAGGAATGCAGGGACGCAGCGGCATATGCAAATCAGCCAATGAATTGTCACAAATGCGATATGCTTGATTTTGAGGCAAATCATTATCAAAAAGAAATAGGCATAGAAAACCTTAATCACCATTACACAGGTGAGCACCGGATTAAAATCGAGGGGGAGCAGTGCACAACATAACTAAGGAAATAAAAAAAGTCTTCGATCAATTTAAAAAGACCAGCCCTCCAAGACCAGTATATGCTTCAGCGCCGTTCTCAATAATAGATCAAATGTGGATGTATTACTTCTTATTCCCAGAGGTGTTGCAAGTGTATGATGATTATACATTAGCGGAATATGAAAAGTATCCGAGCATTTATTTTATTGAGGGATATAGAAAATTTATATTCAGCACGGCAAGAGGTGAAGCCCTACTATATCCATGTAAGGTTCTTTCAAAGGAGGAAGTTCTTAGGATTATGAAGGAAAGTAGGATATTATAGGGAGACAGAGGGGAGATTAAAATGATAAAACGTTTTATTAATCGGATGTTTCCGCCTAAAGTATGATCTGAGCCTTATTTTGTTGATGGGTGGAAATGTTGTGAAAGATGCGGATGGCCTACATTAATGGAACAATATAAATTAGAGGACGAGACTATTAGACGATTGTATTGTCCAAATTGTAGGAAGATACAGAATTCATCTAATAGATCCTTATAACCAAGTGAGATAATAAAGTGATAGATGAGATTAGAAAAAAATGTGAGGAGGAAATCGAGTGGGCACAGGATTGTATCAATGAGATGGAACAAAAAGGAAATCCGCACAATTACGTGGAAGAAGATAAAATATGGCTTCCGTGTTGGTTAAAAGCTCACAAAAGAATGCTTGAATTCATAAGAGATGAAATATAGGGAGGAAAGCTAATGAACAGCATAACTAAAGAAATAAAACAAACTTATGAGGAATTCAAAAAGAATGATCCGCATAGCTCGGTATGCAGATCATTACCGTTCTCTCCGATGTGGGTATACTACTTTCTATTTCCTGAGCTGCTCATCATATACGATGAGTGGGCGGCGAAGGAATATAAAGTATTTAATCTGGTCGCTTGTAGCGGAGAGGCTATAATATTTCCTTGCTGGGTTCTTCCAGAAGAGGAGGTGTTGAGGATAATGGCTGAGAGTGGGATAATATAGGGAGGAAAGCTAATGAATAGTATAACTAAGGAAATAAATGTGGATGTATTATTTCTTGTTTCCAGAGCTGTTACTAATATACGACAGCTGGGTACAAGATGAGTACAAAAGAAGTCTAAGCACCCTCACATTTAAGGAGTACCGAACACGTTGTTATTCTCTTCACGGGAAAGCTGTAATATATCCCTGTTGGGTTCTTCCAGAAGAAGAGGTAATTAGAATAATGGCTGAGAGTGGAATGCTGTAAAGCAAAAAGGAGGATCAAAATGAGAGGAATTCAATTTTATAGATGGTCGCCAAAGTTTAAATGGATATTAATGCTACGAAGAATGAGAAGCCAACGTGAGGAAGTTCTTGGATATGAGCTAACCGTTTTTTGTTGGGTTATTCGATACTTTAAATAGGGAAGGAGACTATGACAAAAGAAGATTATGCAGAAAATGAAGCTGAGCTGCTATCAAAGAAGGAACAACGACAAGTGGAAAAAACCATAAAGGCTGGTATGGATGCCAGAAAGAGACTCAAAAACTACTTGGATGAAATTAACACTAAACGTGATAGCAATCTAAATCTACTCAAAAAACTGAAAGCGGAGGAAATTACATGAGAATAAAATATAGAGAAGATATAAGGCCGCAAGTTGCTCTTGCAGCATTAGCTGTACAAGAGGCAGGTTGTTCTCTAAGTGATATTTTAGGCCACAGAGTGTGGTTTACTTTTGACGAGAAGAAGGGTAATATTTGTGTTCAATGTTTTCCAGATGAATGGGTGATAACTTGGAGTTATTGTAAAGACGCACCTGAATTGAAAACATATGAGGAATTACTGAGTCAGCTAAAAAAAGAATTGGCTGAATTTAAAAACAAATCCAGTGGGGACCAAAATGACTGAAAAGATAGATCTTATATACACTTCTAAAGAAGGCCGCATAGGCTTTCAGGTTGATAATGCATACTACGAATACCGACTTGACACCAGCTATTTTCCTGCGGTGTTAAAAATGAACCAAAGCCAACCCAGCAAGGCGCTAAGATTTGTAAGGAAGATTAGCCCTGGTTTGATTAAGTTTAGGAAAGAAATTAAAGGGTATAAGCTCATATCAAAAAATGATCTTAAAGCTTTGTATGCTAAGATCCATGTGGCATCTTCGCTGTTAGAAATAATTGAAGTGCCTGACGAAAAATTAAGATATAAAATTGATAAGGACTTGGCTTTGGGCATTTTAAGCAAAGCCAAACAAATAATAGAAGGCGTTATGAAGTAGACAAAGAGAGGATTGGGGGATCTAAAATTATTTTAGACCCCCAGGGATTTCTTACTTTCAGGCATTTTCCCCAAAAGGGACTGTATTCAAAATTTAAATAGTTTCTTAATAGAAATCCGCAGGCAAATTAAATAATATTTAATCCAATCCATTAGAGGTGCTTTTTTCGACAGAAGACCTGGAATAGAATCTTTGTCATTTGTATCTAAAACACATGAAAAATAACTTGAAGTCATTTCATGTAGTTTTTGTTTTAACTCATTAAAAGAATCAGCTTCAGCGGCCAGGTTTAAATCTAAACACACCCCATACCATCTCCCACCATATATTCCGTGGGCATAACACCTTAATATCAGGTTTGAAGATGATATTTGTTTCATTGGGTTCTCCTCAAAAGCAGTTACAAAATTTGTACTTTCTCTTTGAAGATCGTAAACCGATCAATATCAGCCGGAGTCGGAGCCTTTCCATTTAATGGAAATCCTGTGTCTATCCCTGCACTGGCCCATGCCCAATTACACACCTCCGAGCAAAATAATTTACTTGCTTCGGTTGAAACCCTACCGAAAGCGTTTTTAAAAAGACTGTAAAAATCATATTTGATATCTATTTTTTGCAAAATAAATGCTGCAATGGCAGGTCTTAATTCATCGAACTCGTCTTTGAGCGGATACCAGTAAACCTTACCATTATAATTTTCGAGTTGTCTGGATAATAAATGCAAAGACACACCACTTCCCAATGCCCCTATGTTAAATCTCCGGTCATCGAGGCCCTCAAACGGTATCTTGATAACAATCTCGCTGTGATTAATCGGCCCGGGAGCGAATACCCGGATTAACCGACCTATAATACCATTGGATTTCCACCCAAGATGATCGCCCGTTTTTATTAATGGCCGTACTTTATAATAATCATGTAAATCATTCATTCTTTTTCCCGGCAAGATATCCCATGCCGCCCCCAGAAATCGCAGAAAACATGGCTGTAATCGCCAGTATTGCGACTTCTTTGGCAGCAGGATTACTTCCTGTTAGTTTATACAAACATGCCACCGTGATTGCTGTGGCGCATACGATTGCCAATCCTGCTAAAATAGCTGTTATTTTATCCATTTTTCCCCTTTAATCAGTTTTGCCAGTCTTTCCAACCCAGCCCAGGCCGGACATCATATCAATCACCTTACCATCTTTTTGGCCGATGTCCTTGGCGTCCCACTTATTAATGGCATCCATAAGGCGTTTGGTTAATTTTGACAGCTCCCAGCCTCGCAGTATCTGGGAGTTTTTATTTGGATTAATTGTAACATTTGTTTTGCCGTTATACGTTGCCCAAACTGTCAATTCAAGGATAGGTATTTGGTTTATTTCTTGGGCTTCGAGACAATTGCTTACGACCTCTCTAATATACTGGATCAAATATAATCGTTCTTTAGCTTCAAGGTCGCTCATATCATCTTTCCCAAATATTACTCCAAGAAATTGATAAAACTTTTCGACTATTTGTCCTTGTTTTTCTTCCATATTCTCTCCCAGAGATTCTTTTCATAATCTGTGAACCCCATTTTAATCTGTCCGATTTCGGTAGTAAGCCTGACGATTTCATCAGACCAATCAAAATGTGTGAATGATTTTAATTTATTAAGCATGACTGTTTTACAATACAGCCGGTCCATTAACATTCGTAAAGATCTATCTTTGATTTTCCAAATATCCATTAATGTAATGTGTGATCCCCACACTCTCCCCCCTGGCTCAATGCTTTGGTAAAGGTCGGATTGAACTCAGCAATTTTAGCCTTACACTTTGCGCAAGCCAGATATTTGTTATTGCTGATCAAAACAAACTGATCATGTTTGCATTTTACACAGGATTGCAAATATACCCCGATAGGAGCAATCGCTATATATAATGGCATGGTTTCGGGTTTTTTACTCATGGATTAACCGTGACCTGTAAATTTACTATAATATTAATCTTTGGTGCATTCGGCGGATACGAATCTACCATGTTCGAGGGCTTAGATTCAAAACCGTCCGTATCATAGGCCGTGACATACCATTTATGCGGCTCGGGTAACTCCTCACTGGTCCATTCACAGCATGAGTTATCATTGGCGGTGCAGGGAATTTCAGCTACCTGAATACCGTCCTGATAAATCCTATAGCCTGCAAGATCAGGTTCACTGTTTGGATTCCATTGAAGAGTTACAGTAGTACCAGCGCAAGCGACTCCAATTAACACAAAGAACATTATAATTGTCATTAGGAACTGTTTTATCTTTTTTCTCCTTTTGGATATGTCCATATAACTCGTTGAGGATTCCTTCTCGCAACTCCCAAGTGTATAAACGTTTCTGCAATTCCAATACGTGTTATGTTTGCTTTAAGAGCAGCATCAATTATTAAAAATCTTGATCGAGCATCCTTACATTTGATATCAGCACCTTCTCCTGTCAAATGATCGGAATTTTCTGCACCTCCGACAGCTTTATTGTGCTCTCGACATCGACAACCAGACAGAACAGTAAAGCGGATCTTAGCCTCTGTGCGCGCAAGTTGGAGTCTCCAAACAAACTCCTCTTTTATATTGTTCCATCCGCAGCATTTACAGTCGAACTCCTCACGCCTAAAATTACGAGGATTTATCACCCATGTTCTCATTTTTGTATTTTTAACTCCTGCATTATCAGAGCTACATTAATATTGATTTGAGCAATGTCATTCCTGATTTGATTAAATATCTCTTTGCCTTCATCAAGCTGTTTCCCATGCTGTTTTAAAACCTCCCCTTGAACAATGTGTTCCTCTTTCAAAGCCTTGAATGCATTACAGAAAGATTCGTGATCAGGGCAACGATCTCCATTTGCAAATCTGATAACTCCGAACCGTTTCAGCATCATCAAAATAGTCAGCACGGATATTCCAAACAGTGCTATCAGCCCGACAGTCATCTCTGATGTAAGTTGCATTAATTGATCTCCTACCTGTTCCTTACATGGATTATCATTGTTCGTTCGTCAGTTCGACCGAGTGACGTAGTAATCTTGCATGCTACATTATATTTTTCTCCAGCGGAACCTCCAGAAAGCCATACAGTAACAAGCCCATCAGACTCGCTGTCACTATCGACAGTAATCCCGGTCTCTTCTGTAATAATATAGCTAGAAATAGTCTCGTCAGAATCCAGCCAGTCTGACCAATCAAATACGTAATCAAGGACCGCATCAGGATCTTTTAAGAATGAGCCGGCCATGAATTATCCTCCTTAAGACGCTGAAGCTGTGGCGGTCACAGTAACATTAAGTACATCATCGTCATCCAGGCTTTTATCGCCTGCATTGAACGCACCACCGCCGTATAGCGTACCAGTAGAGCCACCCTTGGTTGAATTCGTGGACAAGAATGCACCGCCGATTGTTGTCGAATTAGAACTGATCGTAAAAGTAGCCTTAGATGCACTATTATCAACAGATTGACTGGATACCGATCCCCAGGTTACAGTCTGGCGATCAGCCTCATCGTACGCGGTTACCTCAGTCCAGCCGGCATGAGATGACATAGTATCACCGGCAGCGAAGGTTGGAGTACCATCTGTTAAACCCACATAATGCGCTGCAGAATATGATGATCCTTTGAAATATTTGTCTAGCGCATCATCAAGGCCCTCGTTAACTACCAGATTTTCAATATAATCAACCCATTTCAATTGACCATTTTTGTCGAAACATTCAACCTTGAATACATCTTTGAAACCCATATTGAATTCCATTTTTCCCTCCTATATTTTATATGTTCGATCTTCAATGTTAATTGTAAAAGTCCTGGCATCAGTGTTAATTGCAAAAGCCCTAACTTCAACACTTATTGTAAAGGTCCTGGCATCTGGAGTTGTTATTGCTGCAATTATAGTATCCTCTGTAATCGTAACAGATTGTATCATGGATAATGATATACCCGCATCAGCAAAAACAGAAGCCAATGTCGAAATCCCCAATATCTGCGAAATAGTTAGATTGCCAAAGGCTGATACTTGTGATAGATGAGATACGCCAAATTTTTGCGCCAGCATAATAGACACATCTGTTTCTAAAATCCAATTAATGGAGATACCAAGTTTAACGGCTAATGATATTAAACTTTCCGAACTGGTCTGCCCAGATAATAACATACTATTCTGATACGCAAAAACTAATGCCGAATATGCTTCTGCCTGGGCCTGTAAAGAAGCACCGAAAAACTGATCGAGAGATATTGACGTTTCGATAGAAGCCTGCCTATCAGTAGTTGTGGCCAAATGTACTGCAGTAGCTAATGTTGCCTCAGAGATCGCATCTGAAGACAGGCTGAGAGTGAAATGATTTGCCAAATCAATGGTGCTTTGTACTGACTTATACCCAGACTGCAATAATCCAACAATTTTTTGCATTGTTAACAATCCATCCGCATTTGCATCACCCCCATCAGACACCCCCAATCCCTGCCCTAATGAAATTCCAGCGCCGGAAACCGCTCCGCCGGTTTGAGAAACACTCAAAACGTTTGATAGAATGATAGAAACATCTTCAATTACTGCCGCCGCCCCGAAATCCGCCATAAACCAATATTGCGGCACTAAGATGTTGGCATAAGGTTCGGCGTAGAGTTGGGCGATTTCTGCGGAAGTGATAGCGGAATTATAAAAATGACTCGCTAAAATATTAGCATTAGTCGCACTTTCAATCTTGTCTTTATCAGTACCAAATAAAAAGCCATCGGAACTTGATTCGGCAGTAATAGTATTGCTACCTTTTGGTTGCCCATCAATATAAAATTGAAGCGTTGAGCCAGTTTTTCTTAGAATTATATGATGCCATTTGTTTACAGTGGCAGTAAAATTGCTATCTGTTGTTTCTTTGCCCAAAAATGAATATAATTGAAGACTACTTTCATTTAAGTAAATCCAGGCGCGACCATCTGTTCCCATTTGCTGCAAAAGATGTACTTGCGAGGAAGGCACTGCAAGGAATTTAAGAATGAGTCCAAAAGTGAAATCAGACACAGCAGGGTTTAAGATCGGATCAATTTCTATATAATCAACAGTGCCGGAAACAAAGCGCACACCATCAGGTGTCTCCCATTGCCCTAAGACAATGCTTCCATGATTATTGCTCTTAGATATATCAAAAACCTTATTCCCGCCGCCCTCATTCATCAACCAAGATGCCACCAACCCCTGTGACATCGGATGATGCGGATCAAGAATAGAGCCATACGGAGGCTTTTCCCTGGGATCAGGATTTCGGATAAATCTATACATTACACGTCCTGCACGCTGTAGATGTTGTATTTCACGGTGTTGCCAGACGATGCTAAAGCGGCTCCTGCTCGATTACCGATCAATAATTTGCCCTGATCCGGCATGAGCATCAACATTCGGGCGGATACTCTTTGAGCGCCATTGACTTCTCGCAACGGAATAATCTTATCTGGCGCTCGGGCAGGGGTAATACTATCGCCGCCGTCCTCAAAATTTGTGCCGTCAGTTCTGCGGATTAGCCAGATATACAATGCCGGATTGGTCTGAGCCGACAGATTAACGCTGGCCAAATAAACTTCGATATCCATGAACAACTTCCTATCCGTTCCACCCGCCGCAAAATCAATGGCCGCGCCTAACTTATTGGCACCATCAGCCAGGCTATCCAACTCGGTAGTCAAATACGTCTGTAGCGAGTCATACTCCGTAAATCGTTTTTCAGTACTCATAACTCACTCCTTAAACTATATCATTATCGTAGTGATAATATTCTAGTTGCGTCTGCAATCTGTCAAAAATCTCAGCACGCTTAGCTTCCCAGGCAGCTTCGATCTCGGCCTTTTTCTGGGCATTGCTCAAGCCCAGAGAAGAAAAGCGAACCGTCACTACTTCCTCGATTATTTCCCCGGTCTGCATCTTGGCCAGCTCAGTTGAGAATTCGTCCGCTAAGTAGGGTACCTGGGATTTGACCGTGCCGGATTCTGCATTTTTCCGCACGATAGCAATCAAGTTCCGATGGTTTTGATTTACCTGGTTTTGGCTATCTGCCGGAATCGTATAATGCAGCGCCACCCGAACGGTTTTCTTGTCAGCGGATTGTTCTAAAACATGATAATCACTCATTTTGATTCTCCATTACTTTGTCAACTGATCTCGCTCTTCCCGCGAAGGAAGTTGAACATCCTTAAGCAGATCAAGTTTAGTTTGTTTATTCAGTTTCTTAGGATTACGGTCAGTGTGTTCGAGAACAGAGGCATCAGTCCGTTGACGAACTTTATTATCTATCGCATGTTGAAGCCATGCTTCGACTTGACCAACACCTAACCATGACTCTAAGATTTCATATTCGAGATCTGTAATTTGAACTTGAATTGTTTTCATTTATGTTTTCTCCTTTAGCAAATTAGTGCTCCAGTGAATCGAGTTTCGTGATCAACATCGATCACTTTAGTACCATTATAAATTTTTACAGTTAAATATGCTGTATCGCTTTCATCCATGTCTACTGTAAGTGAAAAGTTAATAAGAATCTTCCAATTACCATCTTGTAATGTATATGGATCGCCATAAAATAACATGTATGATCTATTAGAAGTTTCTAATCTAATTTCTCCAAATGAATGAGCAGCAAGCAAACCAGCTATGCTGACAACACCAGACAACTGGTGCTGTCCATCAACAGGGGCAGTGTATGTTCCATTGGAAAAGTTATTTCCCTGATCTATGATTTCTGTCCATATAGCCCCAGTAATTGAATATAAAGTATCATCGCCGGTGACGTTATCTTGATCGGAGGTCAAAACAACATTAAAACAAGGTTGCCCAGTATTAACCATCTCCCCATTATCAGACACTGTAATGGTAGAACATTCCTGAACACCTTCAGCTCCGCCATCTCCCCTGACAAGCTTATTATCCCCAATATTAGCATTAGCACTAACAGCCTTATCTACTTTAGCAACGGGTATCCCGTCATCATCAAGCCCTGTCATTGAAGTTATATCACTATTAACTCCTGACTCCGCATAAATCCCGTCAAAGTAAGATTTCAGGAATGACTTGATTTCCGTCCATGTTGATTTTTTTGACGTGGGTGTCCCTCCCACATCATCAACGACCTCAATCAAATCTGCGTCTGCAAGAGTGTCAATTTCCGGCAGATCAGTTATTTTTATACTTGCCATTTTGTTACTCCATTATTTTTGATTGAATTTTACTAAGCTTTTCCTGATTCAAAGCAGGAGCTTTATCAATCACTCCCATTTTTTTAGCCATATGAACCAACAATATCCTCATATCATCTAAGGTTAATGCACTTATCTTGCCTTTCAATTCCTGTTCTCGACTATCAACCTCAATTTCGTTCACAGACTTTAATCGTATCAAATCAGCATCCCGTGTCAATTTTTTCCGATCCGCATAAGTCATGGACACTTTTTGCGCTCCCGGAACCTCGACAGCATGGAGAATGAAAACCCCGTTTCGTTCTTCTACCCATATTTGATCAAGATCGGCCAGATCCACAACCTTCTTTCCATCCCATCTTAATCGCTCAAGACCGACACCTTTAGGTATTTGCCCGATTTCGGTATCTCCGCGCTCAGTGATGTGAACAATAATATCATTTTCAAGGACTGCTTTCATATTCTCCTGTTTTGTCTTTTTAGTCTCAGCCTCGCAGTCTTAACCATAGATGGTTTTGGTATTACTTTTCTAATGGGTTTTATTATAGAACCTGTGGATTTTTCTTCCCATTCCGGTGGCAAACCGACTGTAACTGGCGTTGTAGGCCAGGGTGGTTTTATTGTATCATCAATATCATAATCTTCACCAATTACTTGAGTAAGACATCTATCGTAACTTGTCTTTTTCTTTAATTCGTGAATTTCTTCTCTGGCCGGATTAATCACCACTATCTCATGTTTTGTAGAATCATAGGATTCCGTAAACGGGTGAGGAAACATTTCATGATTTCCATTATATCCGAAAGAAGGATGATCATCACAAGCACTTGTCCCAATAATTTTTCCGGTCGCTTTATCTTTTAAAATGAATATCCAATAAACTTCGCCGGAAGACGTCACATACCGATGCTGCACGTAGCCATAACGATTACTATCACTATCATTTTTTAGCATAACAAGATTAATGTATGATGTTCCCACTTCTTCTGCAAAACCAAGAATTATATCATTACTCTCACCCTTCACAAGTGGACTAAAACAATACTGCCCTCCTGTTAATACGAATTTATGAGTCGCGTATGCTGTTATATCATAACTCTGACTTTGTGTTGAAGTTTTTAATTTGGCTTGAGAAATCACGCTTGACGCCAATTTTGCTTCGGTAACCGATCCGTCAGGTGGCGGTTGGTTTCCAGCGGCAGCTTGATTAGCCCCTGTTCCTAAAGTCCGTAAAGAAGCCGTTCCCGCTGCTGCATCCTTGATAGCTGACGAAATCATACTGCTTGTAATTTCATTGCTCAGATTAGTAATTATGGGTTTGTTGTTCGCCAAATCCCATATAGAAATCCACGACCCGTCATAATAACGTTTGAGTAAATCATTGGTTGTATCAATCCAGATCATGCCGGCCACTGGATTAGACGGGGCCGAAGCACCGGAAAACCCCGACTTCAAAGCGGCAAAATTATTTTCCATATTTTGTAAATCTGTCTGGCCGACATGGCCAGGAGCAAAACAATTATCTGTATAATTCTGACTCATAACAACTCCTTTTTACTGATAAATTTATTGACAGAATTTTAATTCAAAATGTTCCACCAACGCGTTAACAGCGTCAGACGGATCAGTAATCGTAATCTCAGCCTGAAAATATCGCCCGGTTACCACTGTTCCCAATATCTCCATCCTTTCTACTTCGTTGGTAGGCGGGCTGGTTTCTCCATATTTTAATTTGGTTTCTACTTTAGGGCCTGCTGCCAATTCAAATATTTCTGTCCATGATCTGGTGTCTATACTTATACTTTCCCAGGTATTAGGAGATGGGATGACACTGTCCCAGTCTGTTCCCGCCCCTGTTACAACAATGTCGGCTAAAAGATAAACCAGGTATTCCGCAGAAGATCCCCGGTCATAAATCGGCGATATATATGTGCCAACCAGAACTCCGCTGGTATGGGAACATTTAAGGTAATCCTCACTATTATAAGTTGTGTGTTCCGTATTGTCGTGAGATCCCACCCCATCATAATCGCAGGTTTCAGTATTCTGAATCGTCCATCCTATAGGGGGCTCTGGCAGAGATACAGTTGTGCTTCTTGGGGTATCGCCATATTGATTATTATTGGCCAACGTATTGATATAGAATGTATGACTGCCTGGTTTCACACCATAAAGAGATAAATTTGGACTGCGATAAGCGCCCAGAAATATAGCACCGGACCAGGATGTTCCCAAACGAAACTCATATAATTCAACATCGGGATCTGACACCTTGTATGAATACAAATTAATAGAATTAGCGTTCATGATTGCGGATAAATCGGCTACTGATGCAGGGCTTGATGTTTTACCAAGAATAGTCGTATCCAGTAAATAAGCATTATCAAATTTTGTCTTAGTATCCCAGATGGAAACTGTCTGTAATTTTATCAGGTAACGCTGACCTTCTTCAAGGTTGTCTATGTTGAAGTCTGTATTAACATCGTATAAATACTTCCATACGCCAGGAGCGTCTGTAACTCTTGTATCCCCTGCTTCTGTAACTCTTGTATCCCCTGCTTCTGTAATTCTTGTGCTTCCTATTGCGCCCAGAGAAAACCAGACAGCCACCCGGTCAAACCAGGCATAATTAGAAGGCGGATCAAAAGTAATTTTAAGCCGCGTAAATGTTCGCAGTCTATAATGATAAGTCTCCTCCGTAAAATTCACGTTTGTAACATTGGGCGGTTCATCTTCAGGACTGGGCAAATCACATTCAAAGGCATCTTCTGCTGTATAATCATAGTCATCATTATACAAAACATCGCTCTCATACATCAATACCAGATCGATCAAACCATCTGGCATAATTCTTTCTTCTTTTACCCGCATGAGTTGATCCGATATAGACAGTGCTGTCGAATTGAAAGTCACAATGTCATGCGGTTCCAATTTCAGCGCATCATCCCTAAATGTTCCGCGGATCATCCGATCTAACTGTTTGCGTTCCAGAAGATATGTTCCTATATTGGACGCAGTTTCTCGATCAGTAATTGCTTCAAGATGGATTTGTTCCAGAACCCCAAGACTGTCGCCAATAATCACAGTATCCTCTGTATAGTTTTTATCCGCATTTATGAATGTTACCTTCATGCCGTCCGGATAATGAAATCTACTGGGCTCTGATATGCGCACTTGCGCCCTGCCATCATCATCCTGAAATATATGATTGTCTTGCAATGTCATAACCGATGACTCATAATTCAGATCGGAATACCTAAGATAATATTTTCCATCATACCAGACAAGATGCCCTCGAAATGAACTTAAGATGTTTTCTCGAATTTTATCTGCATGCATATCGTGCTGCTTAATAATCATATTAATTTTCCAGCCCGCAGTATCACAATAATTAGCCGCCGATGTCCAGGACGTGACGTCAATCTTTGAACTATCTATGCCCTCTCCATAACGTGTATTTGTCATAAAATCGTAAAGCGCCAAAACAGGGTTCTGAGACCAGGCAGTAGATTCATCTCTAAAATCATAAAGTTTTCGCCCTTTCAAAAGAGCCATACGGTCCGGTAGATTTTGAAAATAATCCTGACTATACGTCAATTTCCAGACAATATATGTTGTGTAATGCTTACAGTCGGTCCATTTTGATATAGCGCTGTGGAGACTGGAATTCACTGTCTGTGACGCTGTTCCTGAATGAAACCAGTATGAAACATTTCCACCAAATGTGTTCCAGAGTTTGTCTCCTAAAAATAATTGATCAACTCCTCCTACCTGGGCGATCCCCTCGCATTCCCCTTCTGCCAGGTTTTGAACGATCCAAAGAATATTATTATTTGATCCTTGCGATTCCATAAAAACATCATTACCACCTTTTTTCATCTGACCGTAGACTATGGGCAGCAGTACGCTGGTTGACCGAGTGTTAGCCCGTATGCCACGAGTCAGATCTTCAAGCCTGGATTTCGGGTCCTTGTCACGGCTCAAAAGCCCCGTTGCTATCCTGGACACGACAAACGAAGCAAATACTTTTGCAACAAATGGTGCTACTGCTGCCGCTGGCATCTCCACGCCCTCAATATTTTATAATGTTTTAATGGATAAGTTGTCACACCATCTTGCTCGGTTGCGATAATAATTATAGCATTGCCTGCTATAATCCCTAAAAATGGCGGCGCGGAATTACCTCTTAGTTTCAGAAGTGCAATATCACCAGGAGCGGCTTTTTTGGATTCTATAACTGAAAAATAGTCATCCATTAATTGCACCATAATATTTTTCGCTCGCTCAGGGTCATTCAGGAAAACTTCTGCATAGGTCTCCAATGTTATGCCCTGATACTCGTTAATATTTGGAGCACAACCCTTTTCCTGTAAATATCTGACAACAGCCATAAAACAATCCATCCTGCCTAATTCATAAGGAATGCCGATAAATCGTGATGATATTTTCGCTAAATTCATTTAGGTTTTCTACCCCACCAAATTTCCTTATCTACAATAGATGGCAGCCATCTTTCCCCGCCAAAGTTATCGGTATTGTTTAGATATTCACACCGAGTATAAGACCGATCACACCAGGTTTCACTTCCTGAATATCCGCATTCAGTGCCCTTAAATACTTTCCATCGGCAACTCGACGCTTGCTTCACGAGGGTTTTCTTCGGCCATCGAGCCGCCTCACTGGCCAGGATCAATCTTAGTTTTTTCTCATCTAAATCCCACGTGTCCAGATCTCCTTCAAACAGAGTCACTGGTTCATCAATGATTTGACCATTTGAATTCAGAACCACGAGAGACAAAATCACCAGGCTGCCCCGAGGATCACCACCAACAAATAGAGATGTAAAAACACTATCTAAGTTGTCCATCTCTATAGTTGCCTGATCCACAATTTTTGAAAGTGAGTATTGAATTTCACTGACGCTGAATCCTCTGGGAGTATATATATTTCCATTGTATTCAATGGGAACATCACAATTTGTATATCGATAATGAGTTGAATCAATCTCTAAATCAATCAGGAGAAAAGGCCTGAACTCGCTGCTTTCTAATTCGGCTATGATACTGGAATCTATATTACGCATTAAGTAACCCCTGTAATTTAATACCCGCTTCCGTCAATGTTCTTACAAAAATTCTAAAATCCGCATAATCTTCGTCAAATCGGCAGCGCACTTTAAGATAACCTGTGAAATCAAAAGTAATTCGCTGCCCTGATGCCGCTGCGGTGGTTAATTCACAAAGATCGGCGCTATCGGCCCCACCTTCGGCAGTGAATGTCCAGTTTACGCCTTCAGTTTGTTCCTCACCATCAATGTATAATTTTCTCGAAGAAGCATCTTTAGATGGCAAATTGAAATTAGTAGTTGATCCGTCCCCAGTACCAACATATTCACCAACATAAGTATTGCTAAATAGATGAAACCAGTTGAATGCCTCGAACGAGCCTCCGCGGGCAATATAGAAAGCCCACAGTGTTTTCGCATCTGCGAGAGACAAACCTTTGAAAGCAAGCGAAATGCGCCGGCGCGGGTATAACCATTTTTTCTTACGCGTTTCCTCCCCCAGATCATCAAACCGTGATACTAACGTTTTAAACTGGATTTGCTCAACCAGTGGGTGAATAGCCCTTGACATTAACGGAAATTCTGCCATCAGATTGTTGCTCCTATCGCCTGCCTGAGATCGCCATTGCGCTCAATGTTTTCAACATTAATCCCAACAAATATGTCTTTATGGCGCCGAACAAACTGCTCCATGCTCTGACTGTCCCAGGCATATATATTAATATTCGTAACTCCTCTACCAGCCCCTTCTGCTCTAACTCCCAGGTCTCCCGATGACGTTCTGGTTAGTGGCATAATAGCCTCTGGACCAGCCTCGCCCATAAGGCCGGCGCCACGGGCCATGGGGAAAAGTGTGGGACGATTTATAACGCTTCCACGCGCAAAAGCATGGACACGACCTTTTTCAAACACTCCCCCTTTCGCCCACAACGTTTCGGCCCAATCTGCTGGATTATACCCAGAACTACCACCGCCAAATAAAGACCCAAGCCATTTTCCAGCGCTTTGTATCAGTCCACCACCCCCAGAGCCTTCTCCAAATATAAGCTCCTTAGTCATCTGCCCCAGGATATCGGCAGTAGCACGTTGAATACTTCTGAGCGCGGCATTGGCATAATCTCGCAAAGAATCAAATTCTCCTCGCATGGCGTCAAAATAAAAATCAGAAAAGTTCTGTTCCATAGCCTCGGCGGTTCGTTGGGATAAATTTTCAAGAGTAGAAAAATTCTCTTTCGCAAAATCAAGCATTACCTCTGAATTTGTCGTATAAAAATCTTCCATGGTCTCGCCGTATGCAGACCACCAGCCGTAATATTGCTGAAGTTCTCTATTTACATTGCTGAGACCTTCACTTACATTGCTGAGACCTTCACTTACATTGCTGAGACCCTTTTTCTCGTTCATTCCGTCAGTAACTTCCTTTGGCAATTTCGACCAATCTCGTAAAAGTACTTTATCAATCTCAGAAGCAATTGAAACAATTCGTCGCGACATATCCGCTTGAAAAGTATCCCCAATGCGTGTTAAAGCATCCGTAAAGGCTGTTTTCATTGATGATATCACTGCTGTCCATGCTTCTTCTTTTGTCAAATCACCAAATATCAAATTCAGAATGTTAAAAGATGTGAACGCGGCAATTATTGGATCAGTAATTAAGCGTAATAAGTTTGGCATCAAATTACCAAGAGCCACAAAACTATTAATCACAGTGTTCACAATGTTATCCATTGCCAAACGTATTGCAGCCCCCCATGCCGCAGGAGTTTCTTTCACAAATTTATTCATCTTCCTAAATTCAGATACTACTCGCGAGATACCTTCTACGATCAGACCATAAAGCGCGGCCCGTCCCAACGCCTTGATGGAAATACGAAGCAGATTAACAGCAGTAGCTACTTTGCCTACTCCGGCAGTAGCCAATGATGTCCAAACAAGAAATGCTCTGAAAGACTTGTGTACTAACCAACCTGTCAAAATTTTAATAGACACACCAGCTATCTTCAAAAGATTATTAACTGCTGTGGAAATCAAATCCATATTATCACGAATACCTTTCAATGCCTCCTTAACCGTTGGAAGAGTTCTCATTCCTAATTCAATCATGATTTTATTCAGGTCAGCAAGCACAGCTTCTTTCATTGCCTTGTAAGTCTCTTCATATTCCTTCCATGCCTTAGTTAGCCCACCTGTTTTATCTATCATTCCCGACAGGACATCTTCGTATTCTTTTCCATCCCTTTTCAATAATTGCAGCATCGCAAGAAAAGCTTCCTGTCGTCCTAACATTTTTGTTAGAGCTTGCGCGTTGTCCCCAGTGGCAGTCATTATTTCTTGCAGCGTTTCTATAAAACTCAATTTCTGTATTGCATTCGTAACGGAACCATATTTCTTAATAGAAGGAGGAAGTTCATCAAAATTCTTGGTCAATGCTGTTAATAATGATCGTAATTGCGTCACACTCTCCGCGGTTCCTATTCCACTTTTTGTTATTTGTGCTAATGCGGCGCCCATTTCATTTGCAGCCAAACCGGTTTCACGTGACAGGTTGGCCACCAGGCCTATCTGTGCAGCCATTTCCCCTGTAGTTGTTATCCCTTTTGCTTCAATGGCAAGGAGTAAATTTGCGACATCTGTAGTACTTTTCAATTCATCCCCATAAGAGCCCATCATAACAGCCAGGGTTTTCACGGCAGTTGCCTGGTCAATATGGGCAACCTTCGCCAATTTAGAAGCGGTAACTAACAAATCCATTGCCTTTTTCGGTTCCGTTACCCCAGCTGAGATTGTTTGATAATAGCCCCTCATTAAGTCGGTAGATTTTCCAAGACTGGAGTCAAGAGACATAATGTCTTTGTTAATCGCTTTGAACGAGCGAGAAGTGACTTTGTGCATATCAACTAATGCCTCTTCATACTCTGCAGCTTCCTTCACCAATTTCGCGGCAATGGCAATGGCGCTAAGAGCAATCATAGAATTGCGCAAATTAACTACTTCTTTTCGCACAGTAGTTAATGCCGCAACACCTCCTTTCTGAAACTTACGAAACTGTGCTTCCGCAGCAGTCGCAGATCGCTTCAACGGACCGAGGTCAGCTCCAAACGAGGTATATAAGGTTCCTAAATCAGCCATGTTTTTTTCTCTTTCTACTATGCATCTTGTTATGCCTTCTTGCCAAATTTAATAAAATAGACTTCTGTTCCTCTATTGATTGCGTCTTTCGCATTTTCTTTCCTGTACCATCCCAATCAGGCATGAAGTCACTGGGGGTTGTTCGTTTTGGACGCGTTCCTTTCTTTGCATGGATATCAAGCGCCAGATTATAAACCACTGAGCACACCATTGCCCAACCGTAATCATCTCGACGTTTTCCAATAGGATCAATACTGTCATAAGCCATCCATTCGCCAATCTGTTCCGACGTTAGTATTTCCAACAAATAATCTGGATGAGGATATCCTAACTCTTGACAAAGTCGGAAGTAGAATCGGCGTTCTGGACGGCTTCGGAGTTTTTTACTAGGTTTTTCTTATCCTCCTCCGAAATTCTATTTAATTTTTGTGCTGCATTTACAATCAATTCTAACCGTGCCGCACTCATATTCTGTGAGAGTATTGCCACATCCCCTGGTTTCAAAAGATTGTTTCCTTTTTCATCACAGATGGTGTGCACTGCCAATTTCGCCCGGAAGTCATCCAGAGATCGTTCAAATTCTAATTGTCCATCAGAATCTTTAACTTCTTTCACCAAGCTTTGCTCGAATTGATCCCTTTCTCTTCCTGTCATCTGACGAACATACACAAATTCTCCTTTTCCAAGGTTAACTCTCTCCGTTCTCAGTTTTTCCTTTTTCAGTAAATCTTCTCTTGTTAATACTTTCACGATACAATCCCCCTGTTTATGATAGTTTATGCTGGCGATCCTGAATAACTACCCGAATTTATTGTAATTGCTCCTGTAAGCTTGATTGTAACTTCCAATGTTACAGGAGTATCTGGAATAGTTAACGGAACACCTGTGACTAATCCCTCAAACTCCAAAGATGTTTGATCGTCATCTGGGAGAACTATTTCATAGTTTTGAACATCATCAGATTCAAAATCATTAACCATAATATCATACTCTGTTCGATTGAAAATCATTGAGAGTGTGATTTCTCCAGCATCTCTGAATCCAGTAATGAATGTTCTGTATCCACCTTCTGTGTCCAATGCTGTGGTATCATGAGTTTCTCGTGATGCCGAAGGGCCACCGATGTTAGTGATCCCAGCTATTGTTTCCCATGTACTGTTGGTAGTATTCCATCTGCGAAATACTGTTCCAACTCCTGTAATTCCATCTACTGCCCCCATAACTGTTCACCTCCAAATTTTATTTTTATGTTATCTTCGCTGTATTGAGAATGTTGTTATGAATCTTGCACGATTATTCTCATCCCAATCAAGCAAAGCTGGTTCATCCACACTTCTGATTAACAGATACTCTGTTCCATCTTCTGTTATGTTATTCATACCATGTAAAAATTCCCGGATGTCATGCATTAATTCCCATCCTGTCACATAATTGTTATTTCTAACTCGTATTTGAATAGAAGGTTGATAATAAACACCGCCCCCTTTCCCTGTTAATGTAAGTGATGGGGAATCCCCTGGAATATCAAACACAGTCACGCAATCATCCGGGGATGCCGGTTCTTTTCCAACAAATAGATTAGTAGCGATTACCAATCCAAGACTGGAATCTGCTTCTAACAATGAGCATACATCCTTAGATGTCGGATTCATTTCTTCACCTTTGCATTCTCTTTGATCGCGTCCAGAATCTTTTTTTTGTTTCGTTTTATTGATGCTACAAAGAACCCGGCACCTGCCCCCGGACGTTGAAAGTTTGCTCCATACATTTCATGTACATACATCGCATAATACGCAGAAAAGCCAAAGGCTACCACAGGTCCTTTTCGAGATTTTGCCTCCGCTCTCCCAGCTATAACAGTTTTTACTGCAGAATGCTCCGCCCCCAATTTTCCAGCTTCACGGCCTTTAAATGTTGGAGATTTTCCATGAAGAGTGGTCCCTTTTGAAGTAACCGTGAACCAACTTTGCCTGAGATTGCCTGTAAATACAGGAATCACGGGGGGTGTTTCTTTCATATCACGGCGAACATCAATCACCCCTTCAATCATGCCTTTCAGAGTACGTTCCTCAATTCCTTTAATCTCCCTATTGAGATTTTTCATTACTTCTTGAAGACTTTCTCTTTCTATAGCAGTGCTCATTATAAGGAAGCCCTCCTTTTAATCCATCCCTTTTTTGCTGCTACAGATTTTCTTTGTCGTGTTATTTCTGAATCTTTCCTTCCCATATTAGCTGCAGAAATTCTCTGCCGGTGTTCTATGGAAACAGGCCCCAGCATTTTACGTCTTATTTCTTCAGAAAAAGGCTTTCCCTTATTCCATGCTACTTGTCCTTTATGTGCTTCTGATAATTTCTTTCTCGTTTCCTCCGATATTATTCTTCCTTTAGCACTCTTTGACATTTTTAATTTTGTTGCCTCTGAATGTTTCTTACCAAGCATCCCATATCTAACATGATTTAGAACTTCCTTTTGATGCTCAGAAATAGGACGCCCAGAAAGTGCTTTCCTTATTTTCTCTCTTGTTTCGTTTGAAACCTTTCTTCCTCTTAAAGCTTTACTTGTTTTTTCTCTATGTTCTTTTGAAATTACTTTTCCTTTATTCCCTTCTGAAATTTTTGATTTTGCTTCTTCAGAAAGCTTGAAGCCTAATTGATTTTCTGCTTTTGGACGTAAATTATACCCACCACTTCCAAAGGCAGCGTAAACATCAATGGCACGTTGTTCATAAAAAAGTAAATTCTCCTTATCACAATAGAGAAGAATCTTAAATTCAAAGTTTTCTTCTCCATATTTATTCCAAGCATTTTGCAAATGACAATTAAAATGTTCCTTTCTACGTAGATATTCCTGATGATATAAAAATCGTCTCTTAATATTGATTGAACTGCCAATATACTGTTTCCCATCAATATTATTTTTTATACTGTAAACGCCACTTACAGGTAACATTTGCGCACCCACTCATCAGTCTTAAAAATCATAGGAATCTTATCAAATCTTATAATCTTCCATGCGCCATCTACTAATTGTGGATCAGCTTTCTGTTCATCCGTCAAATCTGATAATGTTCCCAAATATAGATATCCTTCTTCGTCTATATCTTGATTTACGATGACTTCTGCTCGACTGACATACTCTACTCCTTTAGAGGTAGTAATTACTTTTGTTGAGCCTTCCCAACGCACAGCTATTTCAATCGGAGTGGCGTAAGTACATCCTCCATATCCATCATTTACAGGAGATCCCCAATATACGGCCGTTTGTACACTGAGTTTTCTCAAAAATTTTTCTATTGGTTTCGCCATTTTAAAAGTGTTATTTTTCCTTCCTCATACTAATATATACTTCCCTCAAGGAAAATCGATTTTAGACAAGAAAAACCCGACTTAACATATGTTTTTTTAGGAAAATTTAGTACCTTTTATCTCCCCTTTTTCACTCAAAACTCGTTACGGCAGTCAAAGATGCTTTCCGTTTTGTCATAGTTGTTATCATTTTTCCAGTCGTATCAAGCGCTAACACCTGCTGCCCGTATAAAGTAGCCTCCAATCCTTTTCCTGTCATGCCCTGGTAGGTTACATTTGCTCCACCTGCGCCAGCCTTTTGAATTTGCTGCTCTCTTGTCGCTGCAATCAAATGCGCTGCGAGCCATTGAACAATAGTTTCTTTATGTCCATCAGAAAGAGTTGTATCAGATCCAAGAATTTCAGTAACAGCATAATTGGCACTTAAGATATAAGCATCTATTATAGTATCTGTAAGATCAGTATCAATAATTTTCTTCACATCCTCAGCAGAAACGACATACATTTTATCCTCCTTTTTTGATACGCTGTATTTACCTATGAAACTTTCTCCAACATCTCTAACGCCGCCTGCCGAACTTCTTCTGGAGAAATCATAGACATTGCCTTTTCACAATGTTTGCATGGAGCATATCGTCCACAGGGTGATTCTGGAAGATCAATATAAAAATTTCTCTGATATGCATATCCCGTAATCTTTGGATTAGCAAAACCTCCAAATATCACCACTGCAGGAGTTTTCATACTGGCCGCCATATGATGCATGCCCCCATCTATTGTCATTACTAATGTAGAATGCTTGACTATCCCAGCAGCAATTCTAAAACCTGGAGAATGTATCGCCGTTACCCCGGGAAGAATTTTAGTTTCCCCATCCAGATCAAATTGATACACAGGAAGTGGAAAATCTTTAATTACTTCTTTCCAACGATTAAATCCCCAATCCTTGTTCCGACTGCCGGGTTTTCGCACAATCGGCTCCACAATTACAAAAGGTTTCTTTGGAGTCAAGTATCGGGCTTCATTTTGTTCTCGGGTGGTTAAACGCATGCGACCTGCACGAGCGCGATATTTCATATTCCATATAGTTGTCAATCCTGGATTACGTTTCCATCGAAGTATATGTGGGCGAGCAGAAGGACCATCAACAATATGCAATGGAGAATTAATATCTATCGCAGGATGGTTCTTCCATACTGGATGATTACGCGGTCTCCCACTCACTCCATAGATTGCCACAGGCCTTTTAAGTATGCCATAGACAGTCTCCGCCCTGCCCAAAGCCATTATTTCATCGCCATATCCCATTACTACGCCCTTCCTTTGAATACGAATGTCCAAATATCTTCTCTGCCTAATCCAATCTCATCATCGCGAACTTCAAATAAAGAGAAACCCAATCCTTTCGTCATGAAATCTATAAAAGAAGTCTGAGTAAAGTAATAATAATGCTCATCCTTTCGAAGGTGCTTCGATTGTAACAGATGAGGCAAATCCCTGAATATTGGGATCGAAACAAACAAGAACTGATTTTTCATGCGTCGCAACAGGGAACTGAAATCTTCTATATGCTCCAAGCTATCGAAGAAAGCAATTCCAGCAAACATTTCAATATCTTGTTTGTATGGATCATACCAAAGTTTGTTTTTAACTAACCATTCTTTTGCAACTGGATTTATATCATATCCAAAACCATTCTTATATGTTTTCAAGAAAGAACCACACCCTATCCCAATATCTAAAACTTTTCCTTGTGTATATTTACTTACTAATTCCTTTCTAAAAGTATTGATCCCTCGACCCATTTCAGTTTTTTCATACCTTACGTATTTATTGAAATAATCTTGATCATATTTCTTTCCATTACTCACTGGATAGTATCCTATACCCTTCTCCGGGAACCAATGTAATGTATCCCCCAAATACTCCAGCAAACTCACATCCATATTCTTATCCCGCCCTTCTGAAAAAGATACTACTTCCCCTGCAAAAGATTTGTTTGAACTTATTCTTATTCACTTCTTCATCCACCGCCTTCACAATTCCAGGGCACATTTTATTTTTGTAATCATGGAATCCCAGAATACCGCCTACCGAAATTCGGTCTTCTAAGAATTTATAACCTGAAACAGTGGATTTGTACAAATCCATATCCAACCAGGCAAAACAGAACCTCTTATCCTTCAATTGCGCTGGAAGCGTTTTTTCTATTAACCCCTGAATAGGAATCAAAACGCCATTCAATTTTTCTTTAGCAATTTCCAATCTGAATTGTTCCAAAGTTATGTAAAACCACTCCCCTTTTTTCAGGGAACTTTCTATTCCTGTTCCCTCATCTGTATATGGAAGACCCTGAAAAGTATCACAAGCATACACTTTCTTGTTGAGCGATAGATCATTCACCACGCGTGCCAGGTGAAAAGAATTCTTCCCTGTTCCAACACCTAATTCAATCACATCGCCCTTCACCTCCTTACTCATAACCATATGATAAATGCAATATCTATTGAATATCTGCATTGTGGATTGCATCAGAAAATTATAATCCATATCTAATAACGCCTCCCATAGTATTCGTCTGGGGATAATTCTAACTTATCTATCAATTGTTTACTGCCAAGTGGGATGGCATAATAATTACAAACAAAGTAAATATATCTTTTTCGAGTTTCATTATCTATGCGAAATGCCTTTAGCTTCTCATACAAGTTTTCCACCATTACTTTTTCTTTCATTCGATATACTATTCTTTGATCATTGCAGAAATGGTATCCCATCGTAGCGAACTTCTTTCCTTTAATAAGTCCTTCAAAAATAGTAGTGGAAGAAAAGGCAGTGAAGTAATCAAACGCATTGAAAAGGGAATTGATATTCTCATCTACTTCAATTACATTTGGATAGTCACGAATGAAACCTACATCTGTCTCTTTCCGCTTTGCAAAATACGTTTTGTAATGCGGGTGATTCTTATATATGAAAATCACGTCTGGATTACTTCTAATTACCAAATCTACATATTTTTGAAACTCATCAATCCCTGGAAGTAAACTATACTTCAGACTCATATCAAAGACTGTCTGGCCAAACATGACAATATATTTCATCCCCTGTTTTAACTCGTATTTTTGATATAATGCCTCCTTGGATATGAATGATTCTTGTGGTGTGCGGGTAACTAATGGATATTTTATTTTTTTGGAACACCTAATCTTATCTATGTATCTGACAATTTCATTATCTGGAGTATATTGCAATCCTATTTTATCGAACAATAATCGGTTATCAAAGAAAGCCTCTGTCCAGATGTAATTAATTCCATACTCCTGGCAAATCTTTTCCAGAAAATCAGAGGAAGAATGAAGTTTCTGCGCAATAATGACATTGCGAAAATTACGTCTTGTCAAGAATTCTATTTGCTGCTCATTGTTATCAGGCCTCCAAACAAACAAATCCTGAAATATCGCTCTATTATTATCATATTCCTCTGTGTTTCCTTTGACATCCATGATTGAAATGGCATACTTTTTCGCTATGTGCTTGTTCGTTGTAATCTGCGTATAAAAATCCCTCCGTTTGCCCCCCAAACGGACAATCAACAAATTCTCCTTTCTGTTTCTTAGTTTCTCAAATTCTGTAATTATCCTATCTTCTTCAATATTTTTATTACAATCATGCTTGTATTTCAAACAATTACAAAATGGAATAGGAGCAACGTAGGCATAATTACTTAAATCCATACGTCGATTAGTATAATTTTCAGGCTTATGATATCCACCAAAAATAAAGAAGGCCTTTTTACGCAATGCTATACAAAGAGGAATAAAGAAGGAAGGCCATGCTATCACCATATTCGATAGATACACCAATCCAACAGTAATCCATATATCTACTGTATCTAACTTCAAATCAATTCCTTTCAATTCACCATAATAATCATCAACCCCCGACAACATATCTGCAACAGAAATGAAATAATAATCATTCTTGTATCTATCTATCAACAATTGAATATATTCTGTTTTGGGCAGTCTTGTTTCCACTTTCCATTCTTTTCTCAAAGTAGGATACTTGATGATACAAATTGGTTTTGTGGATTTAATAGTGCCCAAAATCGACTGTGCGCGTCTAATCCATTCTGGATTAACTGGTAAATCATAATCAATCTTAGTATTCCTCTCACCCAACATTGTGTGATTCAACGCATCAAGAATGTTCAACCCCTTTCCATAATTGAATTTAGATTTTTCAACCCGCGGAGGAGGAGTCACCCAAATCCGTCGTGATTGTTTCATCAAATTCTTCATTTGTAATCTTAAATGTGTCCTTGGCTTAACAAAGAAAAGATTTTTTGGTTTCTCATAGTATAGCTCAGGAAAAGCCGTGGACAGGTAAACCTTATCATATCTTTTTGTAGCCTCCATCACAAAAGGGCGCATATTTATCTGATCCCCGAAACCGAAGTAATTATTATACCAGATTTCCTTCTTCTGCTTCATCCTGTGACGTGGAATACGAGTAACCAATTCAATCTGCTTCCGAAACGCATTAGGCAGATCCTCTTCCACAGCGTGAAAGATTTGATTTGGCTTTATAATCTGCCCCTTCCATCGAAGAGAACCGCCTCCAATCTTCCGCCATTCTTTTTCTGCTGATACAATATCACAATCCATTCAATGCTTCCTCCAATGTAATTTTTGGAAAACAATCAATTTTACTAACGGGACTGAGATTGTATATTTCTATTCCCAATTTTTCTGCGTCTTGTGCTATTGCAGGAAATGCTTTCAAATGTCTCTGGAATGGAGGACTCCTTTTTGCCCGCTGTCCCGGTGGTAGATGGGAACCATGCCAGTGGCTGTATGATTTTTTTTCGTCCATAGTCATATCAAATCCCAATAGATTTATTCTCCGCACTCCCAAATGATGAGCCAAACTGATAGCCGCTGCGCCTGAATTTGCATTCCAGGATACTTTTGAAGGATCAGAAGTTATTCCTTCTCTTTTTGCTTTATCACGTTCAAGAAATTTAATTCCTTCCATTTTATTTTGTGGCCGGTTCGCAAATTTCTGATCACAACATACCTTTAATCCTGGCCAGGTTGCCAGTTTCTTTCGATGTAATAAATACCAGTGACTATCTCCAAAAAACAAAATATCAATCCATGTTCCTAACTGATAGGCATTATTAATACCAATCACATGCTGATTATGGAGTGGATACATATAATCAGAATAAGCAGAAGGAAAAATCCGTCCTTCATATACTTTCCGTATCACCTCTTGAGGAACTCCAAACTGCAAAGGTACAGAAGTACCACCTCCAATAATCCAACATGTAGCCCCTTCCCACAATCGAGGAACTGTCCAAATCATGTATTTAATTCTTCCACTAATTGTTTCGCGGCTTTTTCTCGAAGTCCTTTTTCATTGATTACTTTTCCTGATACAGAATTAACAACATCCCACCAACCAGCAGAACGTTTTTGAACTTTGTATGCTTCTTTCTCTCCTTCTTCCAAAGAAGGTTCTCTCCGGCGGGCTGTAAAAGGCTGTACAGGTTCAACTACTGTCTCTGGAATATCTTCTAATGCCACTACGTGTTTACGAAAGGAAAGTGGAACTTCCTCCGGTCGCGCGGTAAAAATCTCATTTGGTTTTATAATTTTACCGCGAATGTACCGGAGGGAGCCCCCACCTATTTTTCGCCATTGTATTTCTTTACTTTCATTCATTCCATTCCCCTTTATCATGGCCTATCTTTATCATGGCCTATGCAGCAAGTAATACAATACCACAATTTCCATCCTGATCAGAACGAATCTGAGGAACTTGAATGGTTAATACTTTGTATTTTGTGATGAACTTGCCTTCTGTCTGCCATTCAACATTCTGAATAGGCAATCCTCTTACCAGTCTGACAACATCGCTTGTCATTTGTACGAGAAGAACATTATTCGCTGTGAGAGTATCAATTACTTTAACATCCTTGATACCACCAATCTTAAGGATTCTTTCCCTGATGGTAGTTCCTGGAGTTGTGGTATCATAATCCTCATCCAGTACAGTTTCATACGCTGTTGGAATGTACAACATCCAGGGACCATAATGCTTCGCATCAATACTGGCTTGTTTCATATCCAAAACATCTGTCAGGATCTGAGCCGCCGTTTTCCCAGAAGCATCCCAGTTTGCGCTGAGAGTCACGCTGTTAATATCCGGGTAGTTAAGATATGAGTAAATCTTATTCCTGGATCTATCATCCTTAGTTCCCCAGGCATAATCAACATCAGTGAACAACATCTCCTCCAATTTCTCATTCACTTTACGCGCAGCTCTTTCAGCGGAAGTGGTGTCCAAAGGATTACCTAATTTCCTACTGGCCTCAAGTACCCTCGCATTGATTTCATAATCAACATGGATTATAGGAATCGGAAGATAATTGGTCTGATAAACAGGGCGGTCCCCTCTACCCCGGGAAACTCCATCCATCGTCAAATCAGCTTCCATAGCATTTGATACATCGTGCCATTCAAGCACCGTAGTACCCATCGCATTGCCGAGATCGTACGTTAGACCATTTGCAATAAGATCTGCAATACCACTCAAACGAGTTTCGCTCACTTTAAGGATGGCTTCATCCAGAGTTTTCCACTCATCTCGACGTAATGTGGCTGCATTTACCTGAACAGCCTTATAATTCTTGGGATTCTTCGAATCCCCACCTGTATACACGGTAACATAAGCTCGTCCATCTTTCCCAAGCCACGGGCGCATATTACCAGGATTCAATCTTCCTTCTCCTGCCATATATGCCGCCACATCACCATGCGCTTGTCCATTTCCTAATATTACATCAATCATTTGTCATTTACCTCCTTACTTCAATTTTATACAACTCTGATTATAATTCTACCACTCGGGTCCTCACCAGAAGAACCTGACATATCCACAGCTTCAAGTGCTATGCCAACGACGGAATCTGGATATGTAGCGCTTCCTGCGGCTTCTGCGTCCGCCTTCTGCAGATAACCATCCCCGTGTGATTCCAAAATATCACCAAATACTACATTCTCACCATCAGCAAGAAGGGCGTATGCCTGAGCGCCTCTACGGGCAATCCAGCATTGCACCTGTTCACCAGATGCATAGTCATCATCAATTCCCCCGCCCTCTAATTCATTTTCAAGAGCAAATATTTTTTCTGCAAACTGTCCTGCGCTGGAATGTGCCTGAGCCTTGCCTGCGCTGGTCATCTCAACCAGCATCCCAGGGGTGATTGTTCCTGCTGCCTCATACTCTTCGACAATATCAGAGTATTTCTTCAACTTAATCGTGTTATACGCCATTGTTTAAACCTCCTTTATCGTTATTTTTTTTCTGTTTCAACTCCCGGCGGGAGAAGAATTTCCTCATTGGTATTTACGAAAAATCCACTGGCTGCTCCTCCACCTGAAGCGGAATAATCAACAGGTTTCTTAATAGCTTCCGCTGTTTTCTGCAGATCATCATCATCCTTTTTCTTCAGAGACTCTTCATCCCATACTTTCTCCGCCTGATTGTCCAAAATATGCTGAATCAACTCCTGTCTGTGCGCAGTATATAGCTTCTGCCCATATTCAAACTGCTTTTTGAATTCATCCGGTAGAAGCTCTCCAAAAGTCTTCATATCGGAAATCTTCTCCTTCAGAATTTTCATGGCCGCCTCCTCATTTATCTGGAGAGTACCTTTTTTTAATTCTGTGACTTCACTTTCTAAAGCAATGATTCTTTCATTTGCTTTCACCTTTTCCTCTTCTACAGCATCCTTCGCAGCGGTTGCTTCTGCACTTGTTTTCGCACAAGTAATCAACTTATCAAGTTGCTCCTCTTCCAATTTTTCTAACCACTCATTATCATCTTCGGTGTATATCGAAGGAGCAGTGGTCAGAAGTTCTTTTACCTTGTTCATTACAATACCTCCTCTGTTGTTTTTAGTTTCTTGCATAGTTATCACTTTTTTGTACTTTACTTCCTTTGTCACTTCTTCTTCATCATTGCCAAATTGCACCTCCCCGTCTTTGATTTGATATGTTCCTCTGTAATATTTCTCCTTACCATTTCCACTCTTCTTGTAGATAAAAATACCATCATCATAAACTTCTTCAAGATAATATGAATTCGTATTACTGTCTAAAGAATAAAGTTTATCCTTTACCAGATTCACTGCCTCTAAAAGCCCTTCTGTATTTACCCGCACACCACAACCATCTAACCAACTACAAGCTCCAGTTCCCTCTGGTAACAAAGCAAGATGATCTGGTCGATAATTTCGTGCAATAGCCACATAATCTTTTCCATCCCACTCACCGGAAGTAGTTTCATCATCCGAAAATACGCCAACACTAACATCCAATGGCTTTTGTTGCATGATGTAAGCATATGCTAATGGAGATGTTTGTTTCAGCTTTTCCACATCAGCCCAGACCTCACCTTTCAACTTTGCATCCTCCATTCTGCTATTATATACCCGGCCAATCACTGATTGATCAATGACTTTTGGAGAGTTGGCAGATATTAGCTGTCCATTCTCTTCCGGGTGGCCTATTACTACCGGAATTCCATTCCACGCAGCGGGGAACTTGCCTAACTCATCCTGAGTATGGAGCAAAGGCCCTGCACTGCCGTTATGAACCCCTTCTACCATCATAACCACTGGAACAACAAGATGTTTCCTCCCTTGATGTGTCTCAGTCCGAATTACATAATTGTTAGTTGTCAATACCTTATATTGCTGATTTTTCAACTTAGCCCTCCATTGATTGTAACATACTGCGGCTCGCTGTTTATTATCAGGGTATTCCTTATTCATCAAGTCATCTCCCATACATCTAGAAATGAAAGCGTCTCGCTCTTCACCTTTACGTGGTTTTGGTAATGGCATTTTTACTTTCTCCTAACAGATTTTTTATACTGTTCTTCAATATTTTCTGCAGATATTTTCTCCTTCTTCTTCACGGGGATTGCACAACATCTGCAATTCGGGTGATATGGCAACATATTCATCATTTCATCCAAGTCATAAACTTTTCCTTCCAATGCCGCGCACAAATCACAAACGTTGTATCCAGCTGTTACCCATTCTGCCTTAACTTCAACTCCTTCTACAGCCCAATTTTTCATTTCTTGTATGTTAGCCTGATGGTGCGCTCGAATTATTTCGGTTCTTGCTAAAGTTTGTGCTCTCCTTTCTGCTGGAATAAACCTCCCTAGTGTATCTGTTATTCCAAGATCCCCCACTGGCCCGGATATTGTTTTGGTTAATAATCTAGCAAGTTCTAATGGATGTTTTCCATCAGCAATACCCTGGGAGAGTACTCGGCTAATCTGAGTATCCATTTGGCTCGTAATACCTTTAAGTTCTTGGAAAACACGGCCATATAAAGTTCCTACACGATCCATGTGGAAAGGAGTAGCCATCGAAGCTGTAATACCCCCAGTTTCTGAAAGAGTGGGTACTTCATACCCTGCTCCTCTCATCTCTGCCCGTGCTCGTTGTATTCCTCTTTGATATGAATCCTTGATGTATTTATTTATCCATGCAGCCTCAACAGGCGCGCCTATTTGTTGTATTGTTCCTACTTCAAGGACCCCTTTCGCTTCCTGCTCTTGTAACCAATTCATGAAAGCATTGACTTTCTCTTCAGATCGAGGAAACGCAAACGCCTTTCTGCCCGGGAGCGAAAAATCAGAAGCCGCCAGCGTTACCACCTTAAACTCTTTATCCAGCATACCAAAACAATCTTGCTCTATGATGGCTCTACGAATTATACCTCTCAACGCCCGGAACCGTATATTCAAGTCACGAACAAAGGCATTTCGCAGATGCGTTGTCCTTGTTGGATCATACCGCGAAATAGCTTTTGCTTTCTTTTTCTGAATAATAATTGTTTCTATCTTCCTGGCCAGCAACCTCATGTTACATGTTATCCTTATGCTTGATCAAATTCGACTAGACGCATTTCCAGAGATACATTATTTTCTGTCGCTGATTTATCAGTAACACGAATGATATATTTAGTATTCTTCTTTAATATTCTATACTTTGCCGCTCCTGCGTCTCCACCAACATCAAATTTTGTATTGCCACCATTCTTGCCTGTTCGTTTCCAATACATCCTGGTGCCATCACTTGATCCACCACTTTGTCCTTTATGAATTGTAACTATAGTGTTGTTTGAAGAATTCCGATTCCTATTTATTATTGTTTGGAGGACGCTGCCTATTCTATCACCACCTTCATATACTTCAAGAGATCCGGCCCCGTCACCAAATACAGCGATTAAATCAAAGTGAATATTCAAATCCGAATTTGGCGTAGTTAATAAGTAATCTTGGGAAGCACTGGCACCAAGAGGCTCGAGAACATCGTGATAATAATAATCCTTTCCTTCTACAATTTTGGTACATTCCTCCAAAGAAACTATCAAAGAATTATAACATGCACTTAAACGTAAAAATTGATATGTTTCATCAGACAACCGATACCCTTTGATAGGAACTCCGGGGTTAGACTTCTCTACCCAGTTTGTCCCATCGTAGGTTTCCATCATCCGCCCAGTATCATATTCATAGATGGTAGACCCAGGGGCCATTCCTGAAGGTTTATCATCTGTAGATAATCCGATACGATGCTGTACTTCTGTTATCTTGCTGGACAATGTCATGCTTCTTCTTCTTTCTTTATCGCAGATTCTTGCATCACTGTGATCATGTCAATTTGATCCTGATCAAATCCTAAGAAGTATTTATAAAAAGCTTCTGGTGGAACAATCGACTCAGCCATAGGCTGCGCCGCGTATTGATTGAGTGCTTTGGCTCTTATTTCTCCAACTTCGGCTTTCTCCTTATCTGATTTTTCAAAAACTGGTTTCCAAATTATAGAGAAACCATCTTCTTCGCTTTTCACAGGAGGAAGAATGCCAAATTCTTGGCATTTCCGAATAAATGGCCGCAGAATAGTTCCTTCGATATAATCTTCTCTTCTTCCTTGTATCAAAGAATACCATGAAGCAATATCTTGCGTGCTGGCGAGTTCTCCTCTTTCACTCCCTGTTAGTATCCGTTTTGGTATTCCTGTTTGAGCACTTATCATTTGGATCTGAACATCAACATGTTTACCTGGATCAGCTACTTGTGTTTCCAGGGCAGATAAATCTATTCCGGTGCTGATCAAGAATCTTCGCAAGTTGTGCTCATATTCATCCAACTGATTTCGGAAATCCTCCTTTTCATCAGAAGTCAATATGTAATCCTTATCCACCTTCCCCTTGTACCCGGGTCTTGCTCCTCGCCAGAACATCTCAGCAGATGCGCCTACCAGTTTTTCCAAATCAAATAACCTATTATATATAGGTAGTAACCGAGAAGAGCCTTTAACTGTTCCTTCCAGAAGCTCTCCTGCGACATGAAGAATGCGAGAATAATGCACGCGTAATGTAACTGTTGTGTCTGAAGCAGCTTGAAACAATTTTAATTCGTATATCACAGGAAGCCCATACCGCGGATTAGAAGTATCATCCTCCCACTGAACAATAGAAACACTATCTTCTCCTAAAGGTCGTAAATACACCAGCTGAGAAGCTTTTGCTGCTGGTAGAACGAATTGTTCCCTGTTTGATATATCTCCTAATCCAAATAACAGAACAGCGTATTCTCCTATTCCCACAAGTTTATCCAATCGATTCAGTTTGCTTAAAACATTCAAATCTTCTCTTTGAATCAAAGCTTTCCAGGCTTTTTCCAATGGCGTGTCTTCTTCTGTAGATTCTTGAATAAGACATCCACCATGCCAGGAAGCATCCACTGGTTTATCGATCACGGCGCGGGCAATGTCCTGTCGAATGTAACGAGCTATGAAATCTTTGTAAGAAAGCGTGAGTGGATATCCTAACGCTTCATAGATATCCCGATCAGTTCCATACTGCTGTCCCAATCTTCCAGCAAGTTTTGCCCTGGACACTAACTCAGAAAGAACCTTGATCCGATTTACCTGTAGTTGTAATTCTTTGTCTCTTTTTTTAGTCATGATTCAACCGCTTCTTTTTCTATGGTCATCTATTTTTACTAAAAAGCATCCTCGCCCGTTTTTTCTTAGTCAAATAATGAAAAGCCATGGAAAAAGCATCTGTTTGATCTTTATATGTACTAAATGGAAAATTTCGTAATTCTTCTGTAAAAGTAAAATTCCAATCCCCTCGTAACATACTGACGTTCCCATTATTAACTTGTACGCTTACAGGGTCAGCCCGAAATGCCTTATCCCCGGTAGGACGCTCTGCCAAAGAATTAAACCCTGCCAAATTTCTTATTGTAGCCTCTGCTGACTCTTTCCCGCCTGATCCCGGTTCTTGTTCAATAACAATAGAAACATCTTTTCCATCAGTTTCTGCCGTAGTACGAATGATGTTCTCCCGTTCCTCACTGCTCCACTGCCCACGAATGATATCCACAATAATATATCTTCCAGAGGAGTAACGGTATAATTTCAATCCTACCGTGTATGCGCCTCCGCCAAAAGTTCCTGCTTTATCCCATGCGCGCACCATCCCGGTAAGATTAGTAGGCGCCGGGAGGTTCTCCACTATGGAAAGCATAGCCACTTTAAACATCCCGCCTTCAGGCGGTGTAGGGGATTGCCCAACCTGTCCTGCATAACCATACTGTCCCAGATCTGCTTCCATTTCTTTTAATACATTCCAACTCATACGTTCCGGGTCCAACAAATCATCCACATAGTTTTTTGCAAAACTATCCGGTTTCAGACTTTTCCTATAATTACGAATTTCCCCGGGTAAACTGATGTGTTTGAGATTGGTTTTCTGTTTCGCAAGTAAATGCCCTGATGGATCATTCTCATGGAGTCTTTGCATAATCATAATGGTAGGAGTAATTGTCTTGTCGATCTTCCGGGTTGATAAAGTCTGATCAATCCATCTGTTTGCGTTTGCTATTTCCACTTCACTTACGGCTTTGTTTGGATCGAGGGGATCGTCCACTAACAATATATGACCATGGAAGCCTGTCAGGGTCCCTCCTACTGATGTACTGTATCTATTACCACCCAGTTTTATAGTATTATCAGGCAATTCTTTTATAATCTTAAAATTTGATTTGGTATCCTTATCCTGCTTTATTGATAATTCTTTGAAAACATTAGTAAATTTCGTAGATCGTATTACATCCCTGCTGTATTCCGCGGACTCTAACGACAGGGCAGCGGAGTAAGATGCTGTTATGAATCTCATCCAGTACCAATTCAACCAGCACCATACCGGAAACATTATCATGAATGTAGTTGTTTTGGTTGTTCCCGGAGGAACATTAACTATCAAATCATATTTTTTTGGTTTATTTTGGGCCACCCTTTCTGCTATGGTTTGCAATTCATCACAAAACAACTTGAGATGCCAATTTGGTTGAAACACATCATTAGACACTTCATCCCAGAATTCCTGCATGAAATAATATAGAGAACGACGACATAGAATAGCAGTAGTTTGACTATAGAGAGGGGTTATCATAGAAAGATATGTTTCAGGAATAGTGAATTTGGTTCGTCGTAAAAGTGTAGAATCATTGTATTGATTATTATTTTTCTGTGATTGTATCACCTATAGCCTCTTTTACTATTTTCAATCCTGCATGGATGGCCAGCAATTCCTCTGTAGTCCTATCAGACAGGTCCATCGTGATTTTTTTCTTGCTACTCAGATTTGCCTCGATAGGTTTTCCATCTGGTCCTGTAAATTCAGTGCGGTTTGTTTCCCTCCATCCTGCCTGCGTTTTCAAATAGAAAATAATGGCTGACAAATTTCCTGCTTTAGCCTTATCCAGTAATCCTTCAGCCACAGTGCGAATAGCCCTTGCCTTGCCTTTTTTGTAGGCAATATCAATTGCTTCATTATCTTTTCTCAAACGCCCAAAGGTAACGTAGGAAATACCAAAATATTCTGATATCTGTTCGATGGTTAAGACAGAAGCCAATGCTTCCACTTGATTAATCTGTTTTTGCGTGAATTCTATTTTACGTTTCATTTTCTTTGTTGTTATTGCTCGATTGAGTATCCAGTATCACCCGCGACGTGATCCGGCCGGCTGTTTATCCTTAATTCCTGGTGCTTTTTCCAACCGGGGCTGCCAGGATTATCTTCGGAACCCGTATCAGGATAATTCACCTCGATACCATATCTTGTGCTTATCGCATATCATAGCACAATTATGGCTGTCAAGGGTTCTTTTCTGTGATTATTATTTTCTTGACAATATTATTTATTATGATTATATTAATATAACCCTAATAAAAAGGAGGTAATGCCATGAAATGTCAATGTAAACAATGTGGCCATATTTGGATTTCACGAACTAAACAACCTAAAGCCTGCCCTAAATGCAAACGGTATGACTGGAATAAGGAGAGAAAAACCGGATTCAAAAATATGGCTTGTAATTGACAATTAATGTCAATCGCCTGACAAAATTTGTCAAAAAGTATGCAAGCAAATATCATGCCATATAACAAATTCAATATGTTACGTTTGGCACGATATTTGCTGTATCAAATAGGCAAATGAAAACAACAACACAAAAGGAGGGGAAAAATGACCAGTTACACCATTTACACCATTCAATATCCTGGGAAAGAGCCCAGGAATATTGAAATCGATAATGTCTTCCATGATAGTGACTTGGAAGACGAGATCAGGGCCTATCTCAACGAGATAGGTGTTGGGTATAATCCTGACACCTACGTAAAGGTTGAGATTCAGGCACCGGTCAAGGGGAACGCTGGCCGGGAACAAAAGCCTTAAGCCAGGGCAAAAAAAAGGGGGGAAAAATGCATAAAATAGTTAACATGACCCCTCATCCGATAAACATGTTGGATGAGGAGGGTAACGAATTTGCCCGATTTGAAAGCGTCGGGCAAATCCGGTTGGCGGTCGAAACGGTTCCGGCCGCCGAAATCGACGGAATTCCAACCTCCGTCACCAAATTCGGCGATCCCGTCGGATTGCCGGATATTTCTTTTCATACTCGCTGCCTGGAGTGCGGAAAGAATGATCCGGGGGACATACATAGCCCGGATACCTGCCCCCATTGCGGAGCAGGTACGGTTGACGAGCCTGACGTGTATTATATCGTCAGTCAGCTCGTCAAGTCCGCACTGCCCGATCGGGATGATTTACTCGTCCCGGCAGAAGTTGTGCGGGATGAGACCGGCAGAATTGTCGGCTGCCGGTCATTGGGGAGGTAATTCAAGGCGCACTATCCTGCAATATGGATAGTGCGCCTTTTTTATTTTCATTTCAACCCGGTCATTGGAGAGGTAGTATGAAATTGTACCACGTCTCCGGGTGGGACAAGCTTAAATTCGTCTCACCCGGAGACGTTATTAGATTAAATCCCGGGCCGCAAGGCGCTGAGGGTACTGGTGTGTATTTTTCCGAGGGCGTACCCCGGATAACCGCCGCAGAGGGTGCCCGTACGGGCGTCACCGGGATTATTATAATCGAGCGTCCGGCATCAACACAGGGCTGGTACCGGACAAAAAATTGTATTTGCCGCAAATACAACCGACCTCGAACCTGGCATACCGTCGGGAAATCGATAGATATCGAGGTTGAAAATATTTGCGGCATTTTTATTTTTGGAAAGGAGGTAAAAAAATGAATGAGACGATGTATGAAATAGGGGTTGCACGGTCGGAAGATGCCGTAACGCAAGCGACCAGAGAACATCGGGAATATCTGCACTCCCGTGGCGCAGAGCGTTGCGCGGAGTGCGGCTGTATAACCTGTACCCTGTACCCCGGTATGGGTTATCCGGCAGTATCTGTGTCGGGAATGTGCCGGTCAGCGGAAGAATAAGAGGTGAAGACTTCGTCGGTTTAACCGATTGAACGTCATGCACCTCATTGTATCATTTCAACCCGGTCAAGGGGAACGCTGGCCGGGAACAAAAGCCTTAAGCCAGGGCAAGGGAGGAGCCATGAAATATTATATGGCAATTGCTTACGGCAATAAGTGGGCCTGCGGTATGGCTCACGGGAATAAACCTCACAATATTGTTAGGCGAATTAGTAGCTTCCGTTCTTTCAATACTTTTGAGGAGGCGGACCAGGTTGCAAAAGATACCGCCGCTGGAAAATATGATTATGAAAAAGGACAATATATATCTAACCGGTGAAGACTTCGCAGGAGGAAGGCTAATGAGAAAGTTTAGGGTTTTTAGTGAGGACTGGCAATCCTACAAGGATTGCGACACCTTAAGAGCGGCAGAGGCCTACCGATATTCCCGGTATGGCCATGCCGGCTACATTCTCCTCGTCGATGTTGAGACGGGGGAGGAAATTGCCAATTATTCATAATTATTATTTCAACCCGGTCAAGGGGAACGCTGAACCGGGTAACGAAAGCCCTAAGCCGGGGCAAAAGGAGGCAAGAATGGAATGGAGTAACAATACCGGTAACTTTGGCGGGATTGCTGTCGAGGCAAAACGAGACAGCAATTCTGTCTCAAGAAAGGATGGCTGGCTTGTTCTGATCAGGCAGGCCAGTCATCCCAAAGGTTGGGGACGCGTCCAGCTTCCGTTTGGAAGTGAGGACGTGAAAAGAGATTTTCCAAATTACTCAGTATATTTGGAGAGCCATATCTGGCACGGGATCGTGCTCGAGGCCCTCAGCCCGATACAAAGCCTCAGTCTGGAAGAGGCTGAAGCTTTGATCGAAAGGGTCTGGGATTGGATAGGCTCTTTTGAAAAAGAATCTATCCAGAAAAGGCGCATCCGGCAGGTCCGAGATGCGCTCAACAAGTGTCGCGACCCTGAACTTATTGAGGAGGTCGCAGCTCTTTTGGGAGTGAGGAAGTACAAATCCTTCCAAGCCCCGAAAGAGGTACCTCCCGCAATGTATTGCGGGTGCGGGAGACGTTTTCAGCACGCCATTATCCAAGGAAATGGCGTACTGGTTTTTTCCAATAGTCGACCACAGCAGCAGGCCCGAGATTGTATGGCCTGCATTAATTGCGGGAAATTCTGGACTAACTTAACCTAACCGCCATCGAACCGCCAAGAATAATCTTGGCAAATCACAGGCGTACTGTCCATATTGCAGGATAGTACGCCTTTTTTATTTTCAAGGGAGGATGTTATGATAGAAATGACCAACAAGACGATTAAAAAAATAAACATCAACGACACTTGCTATGTTTGCAAGGAACGCCCAGTAAAATACCGGGTATCATTCACAGATGGAGAGGCGACGATTAATCTGTGTGTCTGTGACCGATGCATCGAATTATCGCAAGAGGAAATGTTAAAAAAATGGGGGAAGGAGATATAAATTGAAACATAGAATTGTTTTCAATTATTACGGGGGGAAAGGAATGTTGGTAAACAAATATCCCCCACCAAAACATAAAACTATAATCGAACCATTTGCCGGTGGGGCTGCTTATTCTTTGCGGTGGTATAAACATAATATTATTTTACTTGATACGAACCTAAAAACAATAGAGGCATGGAATTTCGTTAAATCGCAAGATGCGTTAAATTATATTAACAAAATTCCCAAAAAAGTAAATGCTGGGGATAAAATCAATGATATTAAATATTTTGATGATTTCCCTCAAGGTCTTAAAAATATCCTCAGAATGTCCGCTAATATTGGCACAGGCGGGCTTAATGTAAAAGTCAATACAATTACTAAAATAGCAGTAAAACATTGGTATCATAACACAATTTTAAAAATAAAATTCTGGCATCCAAAAATACAACACTGGAAAATTTTACATAGATCATACGAAGATGCTCCAAATATTACCGCAACATGGTTCATCGATCCTCCGTATCAAGACACGCCCGGGAGATTATATACGGAAAATAAATTAAATTATCATAAACTCGCCACATGGGTTAAATCTCGGCGCGGCCAAATAATTTGCTGCGAAAATGAATCAGCGAATTGGCTGCCATTTACTAGGCTGACAGATATTGATCAGGGACTTCGGGGGAAAAATGTTAGGAAAAACCGTCCGAAAGAATGCGTTTTTATTAAAAATTAGGGCGGCTTTTTTAAGGACCCTTTTACTCTTACCTATCTCTCCCCTTACCTATCCCAAAAAAACCCCGAGAAAAGCCTCTGAGGGCTTCTCAGGGGGTTTTTGGGGTGAGGTCGCATGCCGCCAATGGGTTTCAAGATGGTGGTGGCTCGCACGACATCAATGGGTTTCAAACAATTCTTGGCTCGCATCATCTCAGTAGTTTTCACGCCTCTCATGGCTCGCATGTAACCCACGGGTTTCAACAGCTCTTTGGCTCGCACCGTTTCGCTGGGTTTCAGAGAAGTAATGGCTCGCATTCGATCTTTGGGCTTCAATTAGCGACCGGCTCGCATATGTCAAGTGGGTTTCAAATTGAAAATGGCTCGCACATTTCCTTTGGGTTCCAGGCGCGGCGTGGCTCGCATATTTTATAATTAAGTTTCAAAATAAAACGGTCGGATTATCGAACTCTGGTCATGCCCCCCGTGTTGAACACACCACGGCTTAGTCATCTCTGCACCGCTCAGTATATGATCGACCTGCCAAAAATGCGATAGGAACAACTTCCAGGCCTCGTTCCATGCCATGTTATGGCGGTGTCCCTTTGTGGCGTTCGGGTGTGTTTCCTCACGGTACCGCTTTCGTTTTTCTGCGTATGCTTTGTATTTGTTGTCGCTGGGCATTTTATTGATTGACTCCTTAAAATCGTATCCTAACTTCTTACCACTGAATGACCAATCGACCAGCTTTCCCGAATCGCCGGCCTTTAGTTTTTTAACATTTCCTTTTGTTGGTATTTTCCCCTTTATTACGTGCCGGCCCATGAAATGCCACCAGCTTGATATTGTCGGGAAGTCTCGAAGCTCCACTCTGAACTTAAGGATACCCTGTCCTTTCGCCTTCATTGTGCAGATGGGGCAATCGAAATTATCGTTCAGGTCAGCGCCGCATTTAGAGCAGATCGGGATATTCTTAAAATAATAAAGTGCTATAAGCTGCCCGCCGATGACCATACCGATCCCCGGAACATTGTCAAGCCATTCGGTCCAGATCGGGAAGTCCTTCAGGATTCGACCGATCTTTCGCGCTGCCACACCCTTCAATGATTCCAGGCCCTGCATTCTGGAAGTGCCGTCTTTTGCGATCTTGCCATGGATTAGAACTTCGTGTTTCGGGTCAATCCCATAAGCATGTGCTCGGTTTTTGATCTGTACGATCTGTTTTACTATACCATTGTAATTCTTAATCGCATAGTTTAATTCGTTCGATATTTCGTTCCATTTGGTGTTCATAATTTTTCTCCTTTTTTTGGGTTATGGTTTCGCATCAATTCGGTGGGTTTCAAACACCCCTTGGCTCGCATGTAACCCACGGGTTTCAGTAAGGCTTTTTTGGCTCGCATTGCTCCGTTGGGTTTTATGATTGAGACGGCTTGTGCTACTCTACTGTAATAGAACCGAATCCTCTTGAATGAGGTTCCGGATCTTCATGAAATTTTCCAGCGGTACTCTTTGCCTTGCTAATTGTTTGCGCATTTCATCGTTCTCTTTTTCGAGAAATTTATACTTTTCCAACAATTCCTCATACTTGCTTTTCCAATATGCTTTCGTATCGGTCGATGGGATAGTTTTTTTCGGAGGCGCGTATTTTTTAATAACCTGTTCAATCGCCTCTCGTTTTTTCTCTGGTGCCGTTATTTTACTAACCTTTTTCTTAATTTCGCCCAGCACCTTCGGGATTTTTACAACCCCGACCTTACTTCTAATCCTCTGAATGGTCTGGGGACCGTATTCCCTCGATTCTACGGGGTACCAATTGTAAGCATAAGCAAGCTGCCTATAGCGGTTGTATGGAATGTGGCAAACTTCAAAGACAAAAACATTGAAAGCAATTTTCTCATACCCTTTGTACTCGCGAAATCGCTTGGTTTTTTCGAGATACCAGAGTAAGCTGACAAGTTCCTCCCCTCGCTGGATCATTTTTTCGTTAAGGCTTTTCGCTTCAGCGACACATTGCCCCACACTCTTTTTGTCGTACCGTTTTTTTAATTCTTCAATTTTGAATTGCATAATTATTCTCCTTTTTTTGGGTTAAGTTTTCGCATCAATTTTGTGGATTTCAAGCATCTGCTGGCTCGCACATTGGGCTTGGGTTTCAATATCGAGATGGCTCGCATAGATCGTATGGGTTTTAATACAATGTTGGCTCGCATGCTTTCACTGGGTTTCAAAAATGTAATGGCTCGCAATCCATACCTGGGCTTTATTTTTATATTGGCTCGCACACCGCCAGTAGGTTTCAGTTTTTCGTTGGCTCGCATATATTTACAATCGCACCTGATTACTTCGCACGTCCACAAAAAAAACCGCTAAGGCAAATGCTTGCCAGATGTCTTTTTTAACACCCTTTAAAATTCCTTTAGGTCTTTGTCGCGGTTTTAAATCTGGCTCAAACCTATCAATAAGGGCCTGTCTGATATTGCTATCCTTCGCCCTGGAATCATGGCAAATGTGTTGCTTGATTTCTATTCTCGGCACCAGCCAAAAATCACCATGCCAGGCCTGGCAAAATCGGCCTGTCCAAAACACCGTGTCGAAAACGGTAGCACCGACTGGCATCCCATATGAGCGTACTTGTTCGATAACCATATTTTTAGGAGCTTCCCCGACCGAACTTACTAAATCAAGCATAGCCTCATTATCTTCCAGGCCAAACCCTTCAATATTTTCCCCATCCCATTGAACATAGGCCGACTCGACAGGACCTGGGTCTATTGCTAACACGCGCATTATTTTACCCTCTTATCGACCGGATCTAAACAGAACCCGCGCTTTTCGCAGATGTAATTTTCGAGTTCTTTGAAGTCGATCATTTGATTAGGGTTCGCAAAGGTTGTGAAAAGATTCTCAAAACGCATAGCTATTTTCATTTTACGGTTTTCGGCCTGCAACAATTCATTTTTTTGAGATAGTTGATATATCGCTGCGTTTTTTGCCGGGACATGCCAAAAAGAGTCATACACCCCGATAATGGAAAATACCATTATTGCGGCACTCAATAACATCAACGCAAACCCAACTAGTTTCCAACCCGCTTCATCATTCATCCCTAACCTCCTGTTTATTGTGTTTTTGCCTGATAAAAAACAATAAAGATTTTCTTATTGCTTTTTCTTCACTTTTCGCCATTTCGTAGTTGATTAAATCTAACCTATATCTTTAGTTATATTTTTAAGATAATCAGGTGTTTTAAATTCCTTTGGTTGGACTCTGCCGGCATCGTTATTTTGCTTATTCTCTGGCTTAAACCAAACCCCGCGCATTTTCTGTTTCCAGTTTCGGACGGATTGACCTCGGCTATCTTTCCAATCACCTTCTTCATAATAATAAAAAGCGTTTTTTCCTAATTTTTCGGAATACCCATTTTCTTGAAAATATTTTATTACATCGTCAACGGTGGGTGGTACAAATTTCTTCTCTTCTCTTCTCTTACTCTTCTCTTCTCTTCTAAGGGTAGCATCTTGATATTCATCTGCTATCAAATTGCTATCACCATCATCAACAAAAACAAAGCCAGAACTTAATAATTCTTTTAAATTTATCTTTTTCTTAATCATAGATTTATTTTGTATCCATTTGATATCATATGGGATTTTATTATTGGTTTTCCCCGCTAATAAAAGTAATGTTATAAGTAGCAATTTGCTATCATCTTGCAAGCAAGAGTAAATATAATCATCAAGAATTGAGTGGTAAAATTTAATCCAAGGTGGGTTTCGGTCTTTATAATGCTGATATTTTTTCCAATTTTTGATTTTTAAGTATTGCAACACAACCTCCAAAATACAAAAGCCTCTTGGAACATGCTCGGCTGTGATACCGCGTCATGTCAAGGATTATTCCGCTTCAAGGCAATATTTGCATGTTACGACAACGGCAATTTAATTTGACAATCTTCATAATAAAATCTTCTTTCTAAATCTTTAACTGTTTTATATCCCTTAAACCCTATGTTATGTTCTGGTCTTGCTTGATCCATTTCTAACATTTTTTTCCAAAGATCTGGAAAATGCTTTCTTAATGTTCTTAATTCGTCAATTCTTTGCAATGGGCAACAATAACAAGACACCCTCCTAAATAATTTATATAATCCACCCCAATTATATCCCTTATTATAACAATATTCTAAGGCGTCTTTTTCTGTTATATCCCATTCTTGTAAAGGAAATCTTGTTTTATATTTTGGATTAGAAACCTTTCTATCTTCATTAGAAGCATATCCTATACAATTAACTACATTTGGAATAGGTTTGGAAAAATATTCAATCGCTCCAACTTTCTCTGTTGTGCACCATCTTCTTGACATAGAAGGCCAACCATAACCAATTCTATGTATTTTACCTTTTAATTTGCCTTTCCTTGCTACAATGGGTCTGTGAAGCATCCAATATTCAAATGGCAATCTTGGGTGCAACCTCCATATTTTTATTCCTGTCTTTTCTTCTATAAGATCTATGTGTCCATACATTTGTGGAAATTCCCATCCAGTATCAAAAAAAACTACTGAATGTATTGGTATTTTATGTTCAATCATCATCAACAGCATGGCCGTGCTGTCTTTCCCGCCGGACAAGGAAACTATATTATTTGTTCTAACCATTTTTAATATTTCGCTTCAAAGCAATATTTGCACGCTGCCGCAACATGGAGATGGCCCATAATTTTACTGTCTGCATCGATCAATGGTACATGAGGGGATTGTTCCTCAAACTCAGATCGTTTGCGATATTTCCCACAATACGGGCAACGGCAATTCCCCCTATCGTCCCGTATTGATTGTTCCTGCATCATGGATAGTTTGGACACGTTTAATTTGTATCTCCTCTAACGACATTTTGTTTAACGCCCTAATCAGAGACCTTGGCGTTTTTTCTGATCTACAAGTTAGATGCCCCTCAGCTATTTTCTGCTTTCGGGTCTTTTTTCTGCGTTTCAGTTTTGTTCCCATAATTCCCCCATAAATACATTTGCCCTGGATCTGTTTTATTTAGAAGCGTTTGTGAAAATAGCGTTTTGTTTATTTCTTCTCGAACTTTTTTATTATAATTAATCCATTTTTCTGCTTTTTGATAAATTTTCCTATCTATTTCAAAACCATAAGCCTTCCGGTTAAGATTTTCTGCTGCTATTATTGTCGATCCACTCCCAGCTACAGGATCGGCTACCACATCACCCTCATCCGTGAAAATATTTATTAGTTTTTCGAGCAAAGGGATTGGCTTTTGATTAGGATGAATTTTTTCATATAACGGGCTGGTATTTTTATCCTTTTCCCAATCAATTATATTAAATATCATTTTTCCGTTGTTGTTGAATTTTGGAAGCTTATCTCTAAACAATAATAAACCATATTCAGCGTTATTTACAATTCTCATATTTGCCTTTAGAACTTGCGCGCTAAAATTCTTTCTAAAAATTAAATTTATATATTTCTTTATGTTATACCGTTTTGCAAGTTCAATTAATCCGTGTTGCTGCTCGAACGAGCAAAAGATTATCATTGCAGGCGCACAACCCTTTTTTTTAGGCTCTTTTCTCATCATCTTGCTGCAAAAATGCATAAATTCAGCAGAATTGAAATTCTCATCAGTTGCGAAAAACTTCTTGCCGGCAAGATCACTTTCGCCTTTTGAGTTATCTCCGTCAATATACCATGCCGGGTTGGAGCCATATGCGTTTATACCAATATTGTAAGGGATGTCGGCAATAATTAATTGTGCTTTCGGAAGATTATACCTCTTAAAATTTTGATAGTGGTCTCGTATTAACATGTCAAATATAAAACTTTTCCTAAAGACTTAGCAATCTCAAGTTCCACTTTTATACCTTCAGATCTTTCCCATCCAGGTAAACACAAAACACGGATCTCATCACAACTGCTAAGAATCCAGAGGTCCTGCTCTAACCAAAAATCATTATCACAAGGGTCAACTCGACAATATTTAGAAATCGGGACAGAATGACTTAAAGGGCTGAAAACTAAATATCCAGACTCCATTAATTCAGCGGCCTTTTTGCTTGCCTGTTCAACTCTCCACTCTCTTACTTTCGGGTCTGGGTGGCTGAAAGGACACGCTAAATAGATTTTCTTCTTCATATTCCTCTTTCAACGGCTCCCCCGGCCATATTTTCCGACAATCGCACCTGTCCACAGGATTAAGATAGCGAAGTCAGCATTTGCAAAAATATTTTAGAGTCATAGCTTTAGTTGGTTAATATATCAACAAACCAATATTTATCTACCTTCCGCAAGTCAATCATGTGAATATTATTAACAATGAAGTCTTTTACGTCTTTATCTCTAATTATATATACATTGCCGCCCTGTTGAGGCGTCCGGTTTTGGATTCGCCTTTTAGCCTTAAGTAAGCCGTTCTTAATCATTTTTGTTACAAAATGACCATCTTCACCTAAACACATAGCTAATGAGTTTGCGCTCTGTCCATCTATATTTGCGATAAAACGCATGCGTTTTCGTTTTAAAATGATACTGGCGAGGCTTCTCCTGAAACCAATTCTTTTTAATCTTCTCTGAATGGTTTCCGGCGAGTGGTGTGCGTTCTGCTTTAGGATTCTAATTTCTCTATCTGTCCAAACAGGGGCTTTTTTTTGTTTGGCAATCCAACCCATGCGTTGAGCATAACGGGTTATTTTCCATCGAGGCAAGCCGTGTTGCCTGGCGAATTTTTTTACTTCTCCACTGCAATATCTTTTGTTTAAGTACAATTGTTTAATTTTTTTATGCATTTCCAGTGTGATCGGTGGCCACTTGCGAGGCTTTTTAGATAGGAGCGGTTCCTCATAATCGTACGGCAAAGATGGGGCGCCGTAATCAGATGAATCTATTCCATAATAAAACTGGATTTTTTTTAGCATTTGGTCCATTTCGCAAATATATCGGTCGGCCTGTTTGATCACGACAAGCCAGCCGTTCGTTTGAAGGAATGACCCGATTAGAAGGGATTGCGACCTGTCAACTCGCAAATGTATCGGTACAAATGCTTACCTGGGATTCTGTTGTTTTGCAAATCATAGATGTACCGTTCGGTTACACCTAATTTTTCCGCAACAGCTTTCCGTGTACCGAAAATCTTAACCAGTTGACTTATCTTGATTTTTACGGTTCTTGGTTTCATAATTCAAATATTAATATGAAAAGTTTTCAAAAGTCAAGAAAAAAATATATGAAAAAAGTTCTTGACATGCGCATATGGTTTGTGATTATAATAACCCAAATTTCAATTAACCGTCACCGAACCGCCAGGGTTTACCTGGCAACTCAAAGGCGTATTATCCTGCATATGGATAGTGCGCCTTTTTTATTTTCAAGTTTGAAGTTGTCAAAAATCATTGGGAAATCAAATGCGCTACATCTTAAACATCTTAATTACGCTGATTACATCTCAAGTAGCAGTCACGGTTTTAGCTCATTGCTTTCCGAAAATGAGAAAATGGATATTGGGGGGCAAGACAACTATTAATACCGTATGTATTTGGAATAATTACAATCTGGTGAAACGATGATAAGAATTTGCGCATGGTGCAATAAATATATAAAGAATTATCCCACCGAACGGCACAAAGGTTGCGACTTGAGTGTACGGAGAGTGGGAAAATAAAAAGCCATAAAACCCGATTTACGCCAAGCATAAAACCAAATAAATCTTGGGCCTGACATTCGGGAATGGCAAAGGGAGGTTACGATCTTTTAGAAGGGGGTGGTTTATTAACGGCAAAGGCAAATATGACTGTCTGCCAAACCGGGAGCCGCTTAAATAGGCTGTGGTTAGCCTCGGCATAGTCTGCCGGTCAAAATCGGCGGCTCCCACTCTCAAAAAAGGATTAGCCATGCAAACTTTAATCGATATAACATTAGAATTTTTTGCTATGGTCGGCATAGTCGCAGTATCGGCTCTGCTGGCTATATTGATTGGGGGATAAAATGAAAGAGTTGTTATTAAAACCGGCATGGAAATACTATAATAAAATTGGGGGGGAAGCATCTGTTTTTCTCGATTTTAGTGTTACAATTCATCCCCCCATAAAAATTGGAGAAGATCCCACAATAGAAACCGATTATTGCTTTACCAGAATGCCTGGTAAATTGTCAGTTTATGATCAAAAAACATTTAAAACCTATTTTGATCTTTTAGACTTTTTAAATAGGGATTCAAGACGAGAAATTTTGTTCAGGAAGTTTACAGGAGGATGAAAATGCTCTATTGCGACATATGCGAACTTCCCGCAGACCGTCTATATCCTATTGATGACGGTAGTATCATGCGCCATAAAAAGCAAGTCTGTTGGGGATGCTTGAGGGCTTATGAAGAACTTTTGGAGGACGAAGGATTAATCCCGTCCGATCATATAATGGAGGACCACCATGAACGATTTAGAGAAAACAGTAAAAAACTTTAAAAAAAGGGGTGTTGCCGAATCAGTTGAAGTTGTGCCGTATGGGCAAGATCCTAAATGGGTAAAAGAAAAAGCATTGCAGAATCCATTTTTAGAAACTATTGAACGCCTTGCAAGAATTCCTGACGTTGATCCTGCCAAATTACAACAAATTATTGATATGCAAGAGCAGATTCTTAATCGTAATGCAAGAGAGGCTTTTAATGTTGCCATGACAAAGACTCAGAATAGGATTGATCTTGTAGTGGCTAAGGAATGGAACGATCAAACAAAAAGTCATTATACAAATTTAAAAACCATTCTTTTACAGGCTAAACCCATTTACACAGAAGAAGGCTTTTCTCTCATGTTTTATGAAGGGGAGCCTGCCAAAGAAGGTCAAAAAAGAATATGTGTTGATATAATGCATTCTCAAGGTCATACGGAAAAACGTCACATAGATTTAACGGTTCAAACAACCGGAATTGCAGGCAAGGCTATGATGACTCAAATACATGGAGAGGGATCAGTTTTTTCATATGGCAGAAGGTATTTGACTTGTATGATTTTTAATATTCCGACCGGTGATGATGACGATGCTAACGCAGCTAACGGCAATTCGGCAGGGCTTCTGCCTATCAACGATCAGCAATACTCATCCCTGCTCGACATGATAAACGAAGTCGAAGCTGATGAAACAAGGTTTTGTAAATTTCTTAGGGTGAGCTCATTGACTGATTTGCCGGCATCCCGATTTGATGAGGCATGGAAAGCGTTGGAGAAGAAAAAGAAATGAACGAAAATTATATCTTCAATACAAATACAGAGTGGAGCAAGGGAACAATATTTAACAGGCCTGGCGCAAAAAATGGATGCACAATTTGTGGTCATAAATTTAAAAAAGGTGAACTGTTCGCTATTGGCGAGACGAGACAATCATGGTTTCGTGGGGATGACCTTGTAGCGTTCTTGTGTAAAGATTGTACTCCTAAAAAAATTATTAAGAAATTAAAATTAAAATGATTGTTATTGATGATATAGAACAAGGAACCAAGGCATGGTTCCGAGAACATGCAGGAAAACCTGGTGCATCATCTTTTAGTAAGATCGTAACCACTAAAGGCGAGCTGTCCAAACAAGCCAAAGACTATGCTTACCAGCTTGCCGGCGAATATGTCCTGGGAACTATTGAACAGGGTTATGTCTCTCATGCTATGCAAATAGGCATGGAAAGAGAAGAAGAAGCCCGAAATCGCTATTCCTGGGATTACGATGTCGAAATCAAGCAGGTGGGTATGATATATAAGGATGAAAGAAAAGACCGTCTATGTTCGCCTGACGGTCTTTTGGAGGGAAAAAATAAGGGGATCGAGATAAAGTGCCCGATGGTTAAAACTCATGTCAAGTATTTGCTCAATAATAAGCTCCCTGTTGAATATTTTCAACAAGTGCAGGGATCAATGTATATCACGGGATTTGATGAGTGGGATTTTTACAGTTATTACCCTAGACTTGAACCGCTCAGAATTACAGTTGAAAGAGATGAAAAATTTATTGGGAAATTAGACAGGGCTTTGGACGAGTTTTGTTTTGAAGTTGTAAAGATAGTTAAAAAACTAAGGGGGTAAAAATGAAAATACTCGCAAAAACAGAGAACGGGTATATGGTTGATATTAGAGGTTACGAGATTGAAAAATTAACAGGCTATTATTATGGCAAGCGTCGCTTTAACATTGGCGATGAAATAAAAATTGATTCTCTCTACAACCAATTAACCTCTCTTGTTGAACATGAAGATAAAATAAAAAAAATATCCCATACGCTTAAAACTGCAGCTGGTATGTTAGAAAAAATTGATCCTGTTTTTTATAAAGAAAAAGGAGGGGAAAAATAATGCAGCAGATCGTAGAATACAATATTACCAATGCCGCAATTTCGGAAATGGAGTCTCGTTTTATGGCATTAACTATTACTGATTTGACCGATAAAGAGCAATTTAAAGCCGTTCATAGTGCCCGAATGATTGTTAAGGGTAAACGGTTAGAGATTGAGAAAAAGCGCAAGGAGCTCAAAAAGGATGCTTTAGAATGGAGTAGAAAAGTCGATGGCGAGGCAAAGCGTTTATTTCGCTTGCTTGAACCGATTGAAAAACATCTTCAAACCGAAGAAAATAAAGTCAAAGCTGAAGAAGAACGCATCCGAAAAGAAAAGGAAGAAGCGGAGCACAAAAAAATCCAGGACCGTCTGGACAAATTAATAAAAGTTAATTGCGTTTTGCCGTTCATGGACGTGGCGGTCCTGACCGATGAAGAATATGCTGAATTATTGCAGGATAAAATTCAGCAATACGAAATAGAACAGGAGCGTAAAGCTAAAGAAGAAGCGGAGCGCAAAGCAGAGGAAGAACGCCTTGCCAAACAGAAAGCCGAACAGGAAGCAGAAGCCAAACGTCTTGCCAGAATCAGAGAGGAACAGGAAGCCAAAGAACGTGCTGAAAGAGAAAAAATTGAAGCCGAAAAGAAAAAACTTGCCAGAGAACTAGAGGCTTTTGAGGCAAAGAAACGGGCCGAACAGGAAGAAAAAGAACGTATCGAGCGCGAGATAAAAGAGAAAGCCGAGAGAGAAAAACAGGAAGCCGAAAAAAAGGAATGGTATGAGGCATTAAAACCAGACGTCGAAAAAATTAGATCCTGGATTGAACAGGTTGAAAATGCCTTTAATGATAAGCCAAAAATGTCAACCGGAGCTGGCGCAGTAATTTTAGCCAGATTCACGAGGCCCTTTAATGATTTTATAAGGAACGCGAAAGATTTATTGGAATGATCGAAATCAAGGAAGAACCCATTAATCCCAAGATCTGGTATCAGGAATGGCGCAAGAAAAAATTAAACAGTTGGAAGGAATGGAATGCATATAATTCTAAGAAAGACGCTAACGGGGTTAATACCAGCAGACCCGAAAACAGAAGAAAAAATATCTTGACATATACTCCATGAAAATAATATATATAAAATGACATGAAAAACCGAACCTTAAAATTAACACAAGCTCCTCCGGTGAAAAATTGTAATGGTTTTTCATGTCAGCCGGGGGAGCTTTTTATTTTTAGGGGGATGTTATGAAGTTATGCAAAATTAAGAGTTGCAATAAAAGGAAATATGTTAGGGGCTATTGCATAAAACACTACACACAGATATTGAGACATGGAAAGATTTTAGAACGAACCATGAGAGACCCAAATGAAATAATCATAAAAGAAAAAATTGCCGAAGTTGTTCTATATGATCGTAATTGTCAGGAGGTTGCAAGGGCTATAATTGACGTTGACGACATTGAAAAAATTAAAGATTATAAATGGCATTTAACGCTTAACGGATATGTAATAACAAAAATAAATAATAAAACACTAAGAATGCAAAACTTAATTATGGACTTTAATTCAAGCCATCTTCAAATGGTTGACCATAAAGATCGAGACACGTTAAATAATCAGAAAGATAATTTAAGGTACAGCACTCAATCTCAAAACCAACAAAACCGAGGAAAACCATCGAATAATAGCTCTGGTTTTAAGGGTGTTTATTGGAACAAAAAAAAGAAAAGATGGGTAGCGGAAATAAGGATAAACCAAAAAAAGATTTATCTTGGACAATTCAAGGATAAGATTAAAGCCGCTAAAAAATACAATATGGGAGCTATTGAATATTTTGGGAAATTTGCTTATTTGAATGAGGTTTAAATGAAAGTCTATCTCATTAAAACCATAGCAGGACTTATACCAGCCAATTCAGAAGCTGAGAAATGGCTTAGAAAGAAAAAATTAGGTTCGGTTATTTCTGCAGAAGTTAAACAAGTTCGGAATTATGCCTTTCATAAAAAACTCTTTGCATTATTTAACTTGGGATATGATTATTGGCAACCAGGCACGGTATCAAGCAAGCATGGAACACCGGAAAAGAACTTTGATCGCTTCAGAAAAGATCTGACCATACTAGCCGGCCATTACCACAGCGTAGTTCGACTGGACGGTACCGTAAGAATCGAAGCCGACTCTTTATCTTTCGGATCTATGTCTCAGGAAACCTTTAATAATCTATATAAAAACGTCTTGGATGTCATAATGAAGCGGATACCCGTATTAAACAATATGACAGAAGACGAGATCAACGAATTAATAGAAAAAGTATTATCATTTACATAAGGAGGTATGTAATGTTTTCAGTACGACAAAAAAGAGAAATATCGGATGCAGTACAAAAAATACTTAGGAATACAAATCATCCTGAGTTACCAAGTGGCGAAATTCAATTTCTATTGCATGTAGATGGAGCTGAATCATGGTCATGGGCTGATATCAAAAATAATGGGCGGGTTGAAAAACCATCAAAAAATCCCTGGAATGAGATGCAAGATAGACGCGGTTAGCTATCCGTTTCAGCGGATCGAAAAATCGCCCGTTTATAATAAATATTAGCTTAAAAAGAGGTTTATATAATGATGAAAATTATGTTAAGAAATATTGTCATCATATCGTTGTCAGGCTTGATCGTGTTTTTGAGTGGCTGTATTAGTATGATGTCACCTGAAGCTTTAAAATCTGAAGATTCTTATGATCTCTGCAAGAATTATTATTTCACCAGATCAGAAAAGGTAAAATTAGAATTGGCCTGGCGGAATGCTATTCCTTATGATGAGTGGCCGCTCATAGAAAAAAAGCTAATACGATTGGGTATGAGCGAACTGGGCCTTGTTTGTTCGTGGGGGCTTCCCCGCCGAATTAATAAAACAGTTACCAGGCGGGGAACAAGGAAACAGTGGATTTACTGTCCGTATGGTTACTATAATTCCCATGATTGCCAATATGTTTATACAGACAATGGAAAAATAACAGCCTTGCAAAATTAATAAATTCAAAGATAGCACAATGCACAACTTTCAAAAACGCAAAAGATATAAGAATGAGAAATATCTTAGATTCATACGATCAAAGGGGTGTGTGATATGCGGCCGTCCTGCCGTTGCCCATCATGAGCAAGTAACAGGTCGTGGGATGGGTATCAAGTCGTCAGACTATGAGACCATGCCCTTATGCGAGAAATGCCATGAGGCAAGGCATAGACTCGGCAAAGACACCTTTTGGAAGGGTTACGACATTCAAAAGTTAATAATTGAATATCTTACCGAGTATATTCATAAAAATTCAGGCAAGGAGACTGTCTGCTTTAGCTGACAGAGGAATTGCCTGCCCCTAAACTATATTTTCTGGTATGGAAAAGAAAAAAATAAAAAATAACATAACCATTCGATTTATTGACCTTTTTGCTGGCATAGGCGGCTTCCGTTACGCAATCCAAAATGCTGGCGAAA